AGGGCGAGTCGTTGCGCGGCTGGATCGCCGCTCTGCATTAGCTGCTTCAACGTCGCCGGGTCGCTGATGTTGTGGATGTCTTGGAAGTGCTGGATGCCAGACGGACAATACCCTAGAGCGCGAGCGTCTGCGACGGTTGCGGTAACGGTCTGGCAGAGGCGAGCGATCAAGCGTGCGCGTCTGTCGGACTTCTTCGCTCTCGCCTGTTGTTCGGGCGTGGGGTGGGAGTCCTGCCATGTGGTAGCCTCGGCCCGTAGCTGGCGGGCAAGCCCGCGCTCGGCATCCTCTTGGCTTTTGATGCTGTGATAGATCGCCTGCCCAAACATGGCGATCCAGCCGACGACAACGCGGATTTGTGCGCCCCCCCTCAACTGTGCCCATGCAACGCGCCCGTCTGGATGGATGCCGATCAAGTGCAGGCCCGTGAAAGCAGAGATCAAAACGTGATCCTGCCTCTCAGCCAGCAACGGGCACCACTCTGGCGCGAGTTCGATGATGTGTTCCGCGTTCGTTTTGCGAAATCGGGTCTTGTCCCCTCCGTAGTGCTCACCCTTCGTCGTCTCGGTGCGTCCTGCTGGCACCGCGAGCGCGGGGTTGATGCGGACTCGGTAATGCGTGGTGCCGCTGTAAGAGTGCCCCACCCTCCGCGCTGCGGTGCTGCCGAACGATTGGCAGATCGTGCGGGTTGTCTCTGCCAGTTCGCGCCGTGCGACTGGAAGCGCAAGCCACTGGGATCGGGCGAGGCCTGCGGCGGTTTTGGCGATGCGGTAAGCGTCAAGCGCGGCGTGGGCGCGTTCGATGCTGTCCGTTGAGCGGGCGATCATGTGTCCCTTTTGCATTTCGGCCTCGTCGTTTGCGAGGGCGAGCGAGACGGCTAAGATCAAGTCTGCGGTTTTTGTGGTGTGTTTCATGGTGTGTGGTTTTGTGGTTTGTTCAGTGTGTAAGTTCCGCCGCGCTGCCGTCCTTGATCGCTGACTGCCACTCCTCAAGGGTGTAGAAATCCCCGTTGTCTGGTTGGTGTCTTGTAATCTGCACCCCGCCCTTCGTGTAGTAACGAAGCTGGAGCGCAATCGCGCCCGCTCGGTGAAGGATCGCGCAATCCAAAGATTCAGCGAGTTCTTTGATCGGGTTCGGTGTGTCGTCCAGATAGTCCGCGATCTCGCGTTGCACGTTCGCGTCCATATCCTCCGCGAGATCAATACGTGACACGCTGAAGCACGGATCGCCAATATGAAGCGCGTCCATGTCTAGGACGACAACGCGGGGTATTTCCGAGAGGTTGTGGTTGATGATGTTTGTGACGCAACCGCCGTGGACTACGACGAAAAGCGTGGGTGTCATGTTGCTCATGTTTTTGGTGTGTGGTTTTTGTGGTTACAGTGTCAGGTAATCTGGCACCGCTTCCGCCGCGAGCGCGTGGGGGGCGCGTCGGGCGGTGTGCGGGGTCAGGCGGCGACGGCGACGGGCGGGGCCAGCTTTGCGATTGCCTCCGCTGCCTCCTTCTCAAGTCTGTTCGCAGAGGCGCGGACGCGGGAGACCTGCTCGGCAAACGTCGCTTTGAGGCGTGCCACCGCTGCCGCGTGTAGCTCGGCGGCATCGCGTTCGATGAGGGCGCGGAGAGTCGGCACGATCTGCTTTTCGATGATCTCCTTTTCCTGCGGTGTCGGGCGATCTCCTCCGTTCACGTTGCAACTGGTGTAGTTTTGCCAGCCGCTCCCCACTTTGATCTCGATACGAACCTCCCCCATGTCGCGCCCGCGAATCTTGAACGTGCCCGCATTCGGCTCGGCTGCGGGTTTGCCGTATCCAGCATAAGGGGCGAAGCCAGCGAAGTGAGTGCGATCATAGTTGTCGGGTATCTCGTCGGCGGGGATCGTAAGGCTGCACAGATAGCACTGCCCGATGCCTGTGCTCGGCTGGTGGTAGCGGTCAAACAAGTTTTCCGCGTTCCTCCATCTGATCTCTCCGCTGTGCCCCTCGGTGTCGGGGTGTGGGTGTGACTGAGTAATGATCCAGCGCGTTGGCTGGACATCGCCCTTTTTCGTGCTGATGTTGATCATGTGTGTTTTCATGGTTTTGTTGTGTTTAGTTTGCTGGTGAGTGTGATTCGATTTCGTTCCATTCCGCCGCCTTGGTGATGGCGGGGCCGTGGATGTCCGTTTTATAGGCGACATAGATGCGCCCGCCGCTCGGCTCGCTGGTGACTACTGCGGGCGTGCCGTCCGTGAGTCGCACGAAGTCCCCCGCCTTGATCTTGGCGAAGTCGTCAGGCCAGAAGCCCGCCCCCTCGTTGATCGTGTCCGTGTGCCGCTCCAAAAGCTCGCGCAGTGCCTTCGTGCGCTCGGCGCGTGGGAACTGCTCGAAGCTGTCGGCGTGATAGGCTTCGTGATCGTCCGCTTCGGGATCGTCGTGCCATTCCTTGTTTGCCTTCGCAAGATGATCGGCGGCGTTATCTATCGCGTCCTGCAAGCGTTGGACGCAGGCGCGGATCGTCGCGTGCGCCTTGCTGTCGTTCTGCACGTAGAGCACAAGGTTATCAGCATCGAACGGCGAGCGCGTGGGGATCGTGGGTATCTCCTCCAGCTTTAGGTGCATGATGTGATCGTGGGTGTCGTAGAGTTTGATCCGTGCCGCTTCGGCGTCCACGGCGGTGATGGTGATCTTGTGGTCGGCAAAAATGCCGATGGCTCCAGCCTCGCGGCCTGCGAATTTGGCGTTGAATGTTTTCATGGTTTTGTGTGGGTTCTGTGGTTTAGCGGCTGCGGTGAAGAAACTTTTCAAGGACGGCGGGAGAACTGAGATCAAGGACAAGCGGGGCGCGGCGTGCGCGGATGTCCGCGAAGTCAATGCGCCTGCCTGTGCCCTCACAAGCGGGGCAGTTGTCGCGCTCCTGACCGCTTCGGCAGTTGCAGGCGTGCCCGTATAGGGCGGGCGTGTCGGTGAACTTTGTGGATGTTTTCGGCATTGTAGTATTGTGGTTTATTGGTTACGAGTTGGCGGTGTGCCTCCCCGCTCCCGCGACATCGTGGGGGCGATGCGCGGACGCGGTGCGGCTCAGTTCTCTTCTATCGGGCCACCCTCGGCCAGACGATCGGCGTAGTCGTTGGCGGGTTTGATGATGTCCTCCAAGCTGGTTGTGTAATCGCTGATAACGTCCCACCCATCATTCCCAAGGACGAGCGACACGGTGCCGATCCACTTGCGACCTCGGCAGACTTCGACGAGCGAGGCGTCCACGCTGAAGATGATGCCAGCCAACTTCTCGACGGTGCCCGATTGCGCGTCACCGTCTCCGTCGTCCACGCTGACCGAGTAACCAGCGGCGATCAATGTTTCGAGCAAGCGGAGCACGATGCTCGCCTCCATGCGGGCGCGTGCTTTGATTGCGGGGTGGTGGTTTTTGACGAGTTGTTCAATTAGTGTCATATAGTTAGAGGCTAAAGAGCCACCCGATCAAGGCGGCGAGTGTGGCGATGGTTGCGGCAGCAATGATCACTTGCTGCACGATGATCGTGCGATGGTAAGCGGCGAGGTTTGCCCGCCGTCTCGGTTTTGTTGTTGGTGCTTTCATAGGCCGACAAGATAGCGACCTAAGCGAGGGAGTCAATAAAAGATTGTGCGGTATTTTTGAAGTGCTAAAAAAGCAGCTTCAAAGACCGTGCCACACGAAGGTGAAAAAGTTTTCGGCACATGGCACTTTCTTGTTGCTGTGCCATAAAATGACGCTACAAGGAGGGCCATGAGCAACACCAACACCAACACCAACGCAGCGGGCGCGACGAGTCCCGCACCAACACAGGAACAGATCAACGAGTCGCAGATCGCAAACGCAGCGAGCAGGACAGCCGCCCGCCGCCTGCAAAACGAACTCGACAACCTCGCACAAAACTTCAACCACGCAATCGAGCGGGCCGAGCAGTATGCGCAAGCCGCCCGTGCAGCATACCAAGCCGCCCGCGAAGTATCACCACAAGACCCGCACGCATGGGCGCGGTATGAGGGCGACATTAGCCGAGCCGCCGAAATCCTAGACGTTTTGGAACGCGCCGAGGACAAGATCACCAGCCTCGAAATGTAAGAATCACGGACAAAAAACGACCATGAAACGCTACAACTACAACGCCCAGCCTTTAGAGGGCGACCTTTACGAATGCCCAACCGAGGACGGGATCGGCATCACGTTCGACTGTCTCGTGACGGCGGACGTGAGCCACGGCGGGAAACTGACCACATACACACACAAAACCTTCCTCGCACGCGGAGCAGGAACCTACCGCGACGAGCACGGCCAAGAAACCCCCTGCATCAAACAGAGCCGAGCCGAGGCGCAAGCCTTCGCGGACGCGGTGAACGCGGTGGGGGTGATTGACTTGGACGAATGGGAGGAAACCAGCGGGCCAGACAGCACGCTAGAGGAACGTCTCGCCGTATACGCAGCACAGGAGCAGGCCGAACGAAACGCCGAGCGATTCCGTCACTAAACCACGCCCGATCAACCATCCAGCTAATGAAAAACACCACGAAAACACAAACACAGCGCGGCACCTGCCCCGAATGTCGGGCCGTATTCACGTGGGGCCGAGGCCAACACGAAACGGAGAACCCCTACTGTGACGACTGCCAAAACCACTTGAGCGAAACCAGCAACGAACGACACACACAACATTTGAGCGACTTCATAGACGCAGAGTAGAACCCACACAAGAAAGGAGGGACGACAAAGCCCGCTCGCCAGTAACACGGCAAGCGGGCATTTCCCTTTTTACGGGAAAACCGTAAAAACCCTTGCTTGACTGGCGGCAGGAAGTCGGGCAGAGGTCACAGGCATGAGCACGCCAGCATTCACAGCCCACGAACTAGCCGAGCAAAGCCAACAAGACACCGAGCAAAGCCCTCACGGACAGATTGGCACACATCCCTCGCAACCACTCGCCGCACACCTAGAAGGAGAACGCGCTAAGGCGGTATATTGGACAACAGACGAAGAAGAACGAGCGAGCAAAGCGGCAGGAGGGACGAACGAAGGATGGGAGAAGCACATCCTGCGCGACGGCTCCGAGGTGACATTCCTCCCAACCATCGAGCAGCGGGCATATCTGGCGATCCTCGCCAACTTCCCCGCCGAGCGGATGGCCTGCAAGCGTGCCAAGGTCACGGTGCAGACTCTCAGGCGTTGGCGACAGGATGAAGCGTTTAGGGCCGTGGAAGCCGACGCCGCCGCCGATGCCGTTGATGCACTCGTAGCGGATGCATGGAGCGCAGCCACCGAGGGCAGGCTGGTGCCTATCTACCAGATGGGCCAGCTTATCGGATACAGGCGCGAATACAGCGAGAAGCTACACGTCGAACTCCTCAAAGGACTACGGCCCGAAGTCTTCGACCGCCGAGCACTCAAGACCGAGCAGACCACTAATAACACGGTCATCATGGCAAGCCCCGAAGCGATCCGCGATGCGGTCAGGCGACTCTCGCCCACGGTATCGGGCCAACTATCGGCACCGAGCACCACGCCGAGCCTGCCCGAACCATAGCAGGACAGAGGCGGGATGGCTTATTGAGAATGAAGCCGTCAGAGAGAAGGTGTCCGAAAACGCGGGAAAACACCCGCGTCCGTCATACTAAATGAGAATCAAAACGCGAGCACGGGCATCCTAGAGCGTCCGAATCCGAGCCAATCAGCCACGAACTCGCCCCCGCTCACATCCCCGCCAGCCAATCCGATACGACGAGCGGGCACGACGGCATGGACAAGGACATGACGACAGCATGGCGAGGCGGCAGGCGCGGCGCATCCAGCCCACGGCGGCACGGCGGAAGGCAGACGAAGGCGGCGAGGCGCATCCGCCCAAGTCGGAGGTCTGGTATATTCAACTGCCTCGCTCTGATACGTGGAACCTTCCCGTGAGGCTTCGCTTTGGTGGCTTGCTCTAGGAGTTCCCTGCGCGTGGGTTGCCTTTTGGCTTTGTCAGGTGGGCGTGGAGCCATGCGTCACATTTGGCGCAGCGGGTGTTCAGTGGGACTCCGTGGGTGCATAGTCCCTTTGGCGGGACGGCCCGTGCCTCTTGTTTTCTGCGGGCCTCGTCTGCCATGTCTTGAGCGGATTCTTGGAGGCTGTTATGGCAGGCTTTGAAAACGGCATTCATGTCGCCTTTCTCTTGTGCCATGATGATTGCCATGAATGCTGTGCCTGTGGCTCTGGAGGCGATGTTGAGGGTTCTGTGGTCTTTTACGAATGGGGCGAGCACTTTGTCGAGTTGGGAGCAGAGTGCGCGGTAGTCTGTGTAGTCTTGGTCGGTCATATTTTTGTGGGGTTTTTCCTATGGGGTTGTGGTTTGGTTGGTGATTCTTTGGAGTGCTGTTTGGAAGTGGCGTGGGTCGAGTTCGATTCCGATGAAGTTGAAGCCTTCTTGGAGAGCGGCGATGCCTGTTGAGCCTGAACCCATCCACGGGTCGAGGATGGTTCCTTGAGGTGGGGTGATGAGGCGGGCGAGGTAGCGCATGAGTTGGAGGGGTTTGACTGTTGGGTGGGTGTTTTTGCCGCCTGAAGTTCTGCCTGCGCCTGCTCTTGGGCTATTGAGTCCTGCGCTGTTTTCTTGTCTATCGGTGATTTCGCCTGCTGGTGTGTGGGCGATGTGGTCGAGTCCTTCGTCTCTTTCTGAGCGGGAGGCTTTTGGGCAGTAGAAGAATCTGGCGGCGGAGCCTTGGTCGCCGTAGCTGATTTCTTCTCTGTCGAGTTGGCCGAGGGTTCCTGCCATGCTGGTTGTTTGGTGCGGGATGCGTCTGGTGTTGCCTTTGCCTGATTGGGTGTCAGGGAACAGGTCAAGGACTTGCTGGCTACCGTCATGGATGATGTTGGCGGGCCAGCGGCCTTGGTGGTTTGCTGGCCCTTGTCTTTCCTTGGGCTTACCTGTTCTGAACATGGTGGCGTTCGGGCGATCATGTCCTTCCGCGCAGGCTCCCCTTGGCAAGTCCTGTTTCTCGCCGCTTTGGGTGATAACGTCTGGAGTGCTCACCCTACATCCGTCTATGTTGATGCCTCCTGTGGCGTTTGTCAGGATGTTGTGGGCCACGGTGCCGTTCAGGGGTTTTCTGGCGAGGGTGATCGGTTCCATTGCGGGCTTGAGGGCGGTGCCCCATCCGTCCCATGCCTTTGCTTCTTCGGTGGCGGGGGCGGTGGTGTTGTATTCGGGCTTAAACGAGTTCTCGGCTCGGCCTTGGGCGGTGCCGTTCCATTCGGGGTTTTGTTTTCCCATACCTGCGGTGATGCCTGTGATTTCCCTCTCTGCTCCTGCTGCCTTGTCCAGAGCTTTTCCAATGTCCAGCGACTTAGGAAACCCACTGCCATACACCCATGCGATCATGTCGCGGATCTCGAACCCTGCGTCCTCGATTCGGACTGCCATACGGTGTTGTGTTCGGGTTCCTGCGAAGCTGAGAAGGTGCGCCCCGCTCCTGAGTGAGTTGAGAACTGCCGTCCATTGTTCCTGTGTGGGAACATCGTAGTCCCATTTCTTTCCCATGAAGCTGAGTCCGTAGGGTGGGTCGGTGACGCAGGCGTGGCAGTCTCGGATCTCTTTCAGGGCATCGAGGTTGTTGGCATGATACAGGGTGGCGGTGAGTCCGTTCTTTTCGATGACGTGCTTTGTCATGGTCTGTTGTTTGCGCTCATAATTTTGTTTCCTCCTTCGTAAATGCCGTCTCCTGCGCGTTACGGCTGACTTCCGCATGGAATGTATTTTCGCACATCACCCGATAGTCCAATGGCAGCGCGTGGTTGGTGAAAGAATCGTCTTTCCATTGGATGCGGTTGTTTGGCTGTGCGGCGATCTGTCCCGTTCCATCTTCGAGCAACAGGATATGATAACACTTGTGCTCTGGCGGATAGAGGCTCCATCCGTTATCCGTGTGGTCGAGAGTGAACCAGTAGCTCGCGGGGACTTCCTGCCCGTCGCGCATCCTGAACGTGCAAGCCATGTCGCGGAGGTATTCGTATGCCGTCACGGAAAACTCCCATCCGTGACTATCCCACATTTGCAACTCATGCAGCGGGTGCATCGCAGTGCCATTCTCTGGCAACTCATGCCGTAGCATATTCAGCGGAATCCTTGCCCATTGCGCCCCGCTTTCGCACAAGATGGAAAACATCAGTGCTCGACTCGGCACGCTGGTAATCCCGAAAATCACGCACTTCTCGTAAATATCCGCCTGTGTTTTATCCATGCCTGTCAGGATGGCGCGAGATACCAGCCCGTAGCGGTGAACTGGAACGGATGCGTTTTGTGTGTGGTGCATATTTTAGAACTGTTTTCCGCCCGCTATTTTTCGAGCTTCGTGGGTGTGATCGAGATGGGTTTTCATTGAAGTAGGTGGGGATAGTGCATCTCTGCCCACGCCCGCGCTTCATTCTCCGCAAACTCGACAACCGCTTTAGACGGCAGCGCGCCTAGCGTCATAATGCCGATGCGCTCGTCCACTCGATAGGCGATTTCTCGGCGGAGTTGTTCGGGTGTTTCGATCATTGCCCATCCTCCCTCGATAGCCGTCCTATCTCTGCCATTTCTCCAGTGACTTCGCTGCTTGTGGCGCGGACGAATAGAGACATTGCGATGTGGTTAATGGTGGCGAGTTTGGCTTTCAGCGCATCCCGTTCGGCGGTTACTGCGGCGAGTTCGGTTTCGAGTTCCTCCATGACCTCTGCGCGAACAACCTCGAAAGACAGTTCCCGCACAAGATACGGCTCAGTCAATCGGGCGGCATCTGTTTGTGGTGTAGTGCTCATTTGGCCCCCTTGTTGCGCTCGTAGCAGGCGCGACAGCGGTAGGTGCGGCGGCTCGGCCTGCCGCACACGGCGCAGCGGCCAGCGGCCCTCTGCTTCGTGATCCAGCGTTGCTGGCGGGTTTCTTTTTTGGGTTTCTTCATAGAAGTTCGTTTGGGATTTTCACGCGCTCCCGATACTCGATGCTCATGCCTTTATCGTTGGCTCGTATCAGAACGTCATGGTTCAGTTGTTCAGCGGCAATCACGCGCTCATAAAGCCCGTCCAAGACAAACCCCTTCCGCTCCTTGAGATCCTTGGCGTTGAAGTAAAACAGGTTGGTGATCTTTCGACATTGCAGCGCGGATGCAAAGCGGCGTCCGATTTCGAGGAGTTTGGTGTATGGGTTCTTTCGTTTCATAGGGTGTTTCGCACCGTCATACCTGCTGTCATACCTAAGTCAATCTCTTTTTTAATTTCTTGCACAATAATTTTGCAGGGAGTATCCGCCGCGCACTCCGTAGTGGGCATCTTTGTGGAAGCACCAGCGGATAGCGGCCCGCGCTGTTCATGGGGGTGGTCAGCGTGGGCCGCGCTCCCCTGTCCGATACGAAAGTTTGAGAAAGTTCTTGCACGGGATGAAACCGTTGGTTACAAACGGAAATCACCCATGACCGCCACCAAATACAAGGCTGAACGCCATAGACGAGGAACGCAACAGGAGGTCGCCGATGCGCTCGGCGTGGATCGAGTATCCATAACCCGTAGAGAAACTGGTGCTCGGCCAGTATCGAAGGAGGCGTGGCTTGCGCTCCTTTCATTACCAATCAGGGAGGCATACATCAAATGAGCCTCGAATATCTTACCGCAGTCTGGCGCGATCCATACTACACCGAGAAGGACAAGACGAAGCTGCTCGTCGCTCTGGCGATAGCAGACTTTGCGGATGCGGGCGGGCTGGCCTACCCCGGCGTCGAAAGGCTCGCCCAAAAGTCCCGCTCGACACCCCGTTTTGTGCAGATTGTCTGCCGCGAACTCGAAAAGGACAAAAAACTGGAAATCCTTATCGGTAAAGGCAGAAATGGCACCAATCTTTACCGCCTTTTAGGGGTGAAGCCAGATCACCCCACTAACGGCTCCGTCCCTGTAAATGGGGGTGAAGCTGGATCAGGGCGAAATCAGATCAGGGCGAAACGGGGTGGCAGTGGAAGTGGCAGTGGAACTGACAGTGGAAGTGGCAGTCCAGATCACCCGATCCGTAAGGAACCATCAGGAACCGTAAAGAACCACCAAGAACCAGCGTCGGCTTCGCCGTCTGTTTTTCCAATCGCGCTGGATACCGAAGCATTCAAGATTGCTTGGAACGACTACATCATTTTTCGCGCTGCTTCCAGATTCGTCAAACTCCAACCCCAAAGCGTTAGCGCGAAGCTCAAGGAAATGGCGGAGTGGGGCGAATCAGCCGCGATTGAAGCAATCCGAACCACAATATCGAACGGCTGGAAAGGACTCTTCGCTCCGAAATCAGTTCCAGTCAAAAACCCTCGCCACGGCGAATACCCTGAAGATTTCGGGGGCGACAAACTGATCGTGAAAATCGATCCCAACGCACCAGACGAACCCTTTTAACCATGAACCCATTCGACAACATTGAAAGCGAAGTGGCGGCAATGCTCGCCAAGATCACACCCATGTCTCCAGAGCAGGCGCGGGAGCGAGACTTCAACACCTTCATCCTTCCCGTTCTTGTTGAGGCGGGATTCGACAAGCGAGCGTGCAAAGACGACTTGCTCAACAGCGGCATGGATTCCCGCAACCACGCGCAGCGCAAAGCGGCGAGGGAATGCCTCGACTTCCTCAAGGACACAGGCGCGGTGGTCGCGCTGGTTGGCCCGCGAGGGACAGGCAAGACGAGCATCGCCGCGCAGATCGTGCAGAAGTGGGCGTGGGCCGATCACCTTGGCTACATGGCGGGCAAGGGCGTGGGCCGACGCCGCATGGTCATTTACGAGAAAACCACGGGCCTGATCTCGAAGCTGAAGGCGATGTATGCGGACTTCGGGACAATCGAAATGGACAGGATGGAGCGGAGGCTGAACGCTCTGGTGAAGGCCGAACTGCTGATCCTCGACGAACTGCATGAAGTTTCAGAGGACTCGAAACACAAGGATCGCATCCTGACGGACATCGTGGACAGACGATACGCAGCGCAGCGGGACACGATCCTCATCAGCAACCAGACTTCCAAGGAGTTCAAGGCCACGATCAACCCCTCGATCATGAGTCGGATGCAGGAGCACGGAGGAGTGATCCCGTGCGAGTGGGCATCGTTTCGAGAACAGACTGCCGTATGAACACTTATGGCTTTTTTCGGTAACAGTATATGAGGATAGGATGTAGAACGAGTTCTACATCGCGCCCGTTCTACATCGAACGCCCCCGACGCCCCAAGGACGTTCTTGTAACGTAGGGACGTAAATCCATCTTGACATTCTCCCCTAGATACCAGCTATTTACATTGCAATGACTGCAATCCAACTACCTATCGGCGCACTCGCTGGCCCTGATCTCGAAACCGAGATCACGGATCAGTTGCTCATCGAGCAGGGTGACGCGCTGCTTGCTGCTCTGGAAGCGGAGCATGAGCGCAAGGAAGTCGAGTTCGTGATCTAGGCTTGACCTGAACGAACTCGAAAACGCACGCCCGTCCCCAAATGACGGGAATGGACGTAGCGAAGTTGATGAAACCAGAGACGGCGCGAGTGATCGTGGCGGACTTGGATATGTTCGATCCGCGAGGCATCATCCTGATCTCGTATGCCACGGCACACGGCGGGACGGATCTGGCGAAACTTCGGGCCGCGCATGAGTGCGCCCATGCAATCCAGTGGGTTCAAGGCCGAGCGGCATTCGTGTTCTGGCGCATGATGAGTCCGCTGGTGTGGCCGCTCCTCGGCGTATCGTTGGCACTGGCGGGCTTGATCTCGCGCACGCATACGCTTCCCGCCCTTTCGTTCTGCGCGGTGGTGGCTGTCCTGCGATATTACGCGACGATGTGGCTGGAGAAGGATGCGTGGAAAATCGCGTTCGAGTGGCTGAAAGCGTATGGAGTTCTTGACGACGAGAAAAAGGCGAGGCAGGATGCAGAGGCGATGCTGAACTCCTACCGCACCCGATGATCCGCTGCCTGATACCAGACCGTCTCTACATCGCAGATCAGGAAGGATGCAAATGCACCCGCCCTCAGTATCAGGAAAAGACAGCGGCACGGATTCACGCCTGCAAACACCCCTGCCACATGGAGAAGTTCGGGCAACTCGCCCCGTCAGATCGCCGATACCTTGGCGGGGAGGAGGCGGGCGAACTCTACCTGAACCTGATTGACGCGAAGGAACCGCTCTTTCAGCGAAACAGTTTCGAGTATTTCCTACGGTTCGCACGGGATCACTGGCTCGACCAGAGGCCAATCTTCATCCACTGCAACAAAGGCCAGAGCAGAGCACCGACGCTCGCGCTCCTGTTCATGGCGAAATGTTTGAAGGTGATTCCGAACACCAGCTACGACGATGCGTGGGACGAGTTTCAAAAGTGCTACGGAGAATACAAACCGAACTCAGGCATCGAGCAATGGATGCGCGAGAACTGGAAATCCATTCAGGAAAAACCCGTGGCCTACTCAGGCGGAGCGCGGAGGAAGTTCGACCAATACACCCCGCCAGACACCAGCAACATCAGCGCAGAGGAAGCGGTGGCACTGATTCAAGGCGCACCCATCGTCCACTTCTCAACGATGGTGACAATCGAGAACAAGAAGCACGAAAGGGAGAAGCCCGTAGCCAACATCCTGCAAATGCGCGTGGACGAAGCCTACGGGCTATGTATGCAACGAGGCATCGCCCCTCGACTGCAAATGTTGAAGCCCCGCCAGACAGGATGCTCCACGATATGCGGACACCTTTGCTATCACCACGCGAGAACGCATCATGTGGACGGACTGATCATCGCGGACGAGGGAAGCCGCACGATGAAAGTCTGGCAGATCTTCACGGAGTATTCCGACCACGATTCCTTCCCGTGGGACTCGACGTTCAAATACGACACGAAGAAAGCGAGCATCGCGTATGCGGACGGGCAAGTGGGCCAATGGGAATACGACACCGCGAACGACCCGAAGGCGGGAATCTCTGGCACCCGTCAGGTCATCTGGTATTCCGAAGCCGCCCGTTACGCGAAGCACGGAGCAAGAACGGACGTGAAAGTGATCACCGCATCGCTCGCATCACTCGCCCAAGTGCCGCACTCGCTCGCCATTGCGGAGAGCACGGCGGAAGGCGCGACAGGGTGGTTCTACAACAACTGGCAGAAAGCGGTGACGCTGGAGGACTTTCGCAACGGCATCCACGGGAACGGTTGGATCAAAATCTTCGCAGCATGGTTCGAGTTCGCCGAGCACACACTTCCGCGGGCCGCGCACACCGAACACTATTTCCACACCGACTACACAAGCAGAGAGAAGCGCGGCATCCAGCTTTACGGATGGGATGCGAACCAACTCGCGTGGCGGCGGCACACCATCGAGAACGGATGCGACGGCGACGAATCGATCTTCGATCAGGATTATCCTGAGAACGACATGGACTGCTTCTTGTCATCAGGCCGACCACGATTCGACGATGATGGAGTGACGCGCCTCGAAATGATGGCGGACGCGGAACACGGATTCGCGGATCTCGGCGTGCTGACAGGCGACACGCAGAGCGTCATGTTCACGCCAGACAAAACAAACCCGTGGCTATGGCTGAAGGAAAAGCCGATAGCAGGATGCTCCTACCTTGCGTTCATCGATCCTTGCACGGGAGAACAGAGCAGGGGCGCGAAAGATCCCGACTCGCACGCAGCGGGAGTGATTCGCATGGCATACATTGACGAAGGTGGAAGGTTCTACCCTGACGAGTTGGTGGCGACGATTGACGTTCGGAACGGGTGCCGATGGGACGACAGCATGATAGCGCAGCGGGTAGTGCTCATGGCGAATTACTTTGGCGGGTGCATGATTGTTCCAGAGACAGGGAACGGACTTGGAGTTCTTGTGAAGTTGCGGGACTACGGAGCGGTCATCTACCAAAGGCAAAAGGAGGATGCGCTGATCCCGGGCAAGTTCATCCCGACGATGGGATGGGAAACCAATCAAGCCACACGCGAACTTTGGGTAGGTGCGATGGCCGACGCGATACGCGAGCAGGAGAAAGCGTTCAACTGCTGCTACAAACCAGCCGTGAAAGAAATGCGGACATTCGTGATCGACGATAGGGGCAAAGCACAGGCCAAAGGAGGAGCGCACGACGACTGGATTGCAGGCATCGGGATCGCGCTCGCGTGCCGCAAGTTCGCACGGGTGTATATGCCAAAAAGTTCGTTCACAGACTTCCGCGAAAAAAACAAACGGCAGAGCGCGTTTTCGTATTGACTCCGCGCTTTCGTTGAAGGAGGCGCAGCGGCATGGCTTACCGCACCGACACTCTTCAGAACGAAAAACAGGGCGAAGCTCGCGCAAAGGGCGAGATCAAACACGCGAAAGTCCTACGAGACGAAACAGGAAAGACGATTCCAGCGGCGAACCTCAAAGCCGAAATCGCGCAATTCTACAAGGACATCGAGAAGCATCCCGCATCCACCAGTTTCCGCATGGGCCTCCCTGACAAGAAAAACTTGAAGGCAATCAGTTCCGCATCGCCACAGCAGTTGGAGCAATGGACGAACACATTCGCGCAACGGAAGGCGGACTACGAGCAACAGATCAAGGCAATCGCGCCCGCCGCGCAGCCGAAGGCAGTCGTCCCGCCCGCATCCGCCGTGCCAACGCCGAGCAACACGACGACGAACCCACGGGCGGCATCCGCGCCAGTAGCAGCGGCCACGATAGAACGACTTGGAAACAAGGCAAAAGCTCTCTCTGGATATGCGGAAAAGTCGGCTGGAGCAGCGGCGGCATTGAAAGCCGCACGCGACAAACTGCCAGCAACGTCACGACAAAAAAACCAGACACAAGCAGCAAAACCAACAGACAACACGGCGGCATCCGTTGGAATGGGCGCACCAATAGGAGGCATAGCGACAGGCGCGGCGATGAAAATGGCGCAGCAGGCAACGCAGCAACCAGACACGCTATCAGACAAGGCCGACGCGCTCATTCAGAAGTTCGACAACCAGACCACACAGGCAACAAAGGATGCGAATAAAGCAGTTCAAAGCCAAGTATCGCAAGCAGCATCCCCTCTGAATCAACTTCAACCCTTCGACGAAGTGAAAGCGATGGAGTATCAGATGCGCCGCGGAGGATACCAGATACAGGAGGGCGGACTCAAAAAGGACGGCGCAGGCTACCACGTCATTGACGAGCAGGGGCGCAAGCTCATGGTCGCACCCACGCAAGCGATGCGGCGGGCTGTAATGGAGAAGATGAGTGGGATAGACAAGCTCGACAACACCCTCAAGGCAGGCCAGACGATGAGCGACATAGGCCGCGCAAACATGGGACTCGCCCCGCAACAGACCGCGCAGGCAGGCGGAGTTCAAACCACGGATTTTCGCCCCGTGAACACCGAGCAGAACCCGCGAGGGAAAGTTTTTATGGACGCTCTGGCGAACGAGTTTAAGGAGCAGACGTATCGTGAGCTTGACGCAAAGGCCAACGGCACCCAGCTCGACCCGAAGATGCAGACACGCGAATACGCGCACGCGATGGCAGCGGCGGCGGACGCGCAGAGCAGGCAGGTTCAACCAGCACCACTCGCGGCATCCGCGCCAAATCCAGCGGGGACAGTTCGCCGAGTTCTCACCGACCCAAAATACGGCGGAACAGGAGTCGGTTATGCAACCGAAACGCCAAAGGCAAACGTCACGCCAGAGCAATACGCCAACCGCCCACAGGCACCGCAGCCTTCCACGGGAAACCCCGCAGTTGTTGGAACCAACAGCGCAGGAGTAGCGGCAACGCCTAATGTAGCGGCACCGAAAAGCGAAGCCGCAGATCCGTTTTCGCCGCTCGTTCCAGCATCGCCAAACTTCGTCGGCCCCGCAACCCCCCCACAACAGCTTACGAACCTTCAATCACAGACAGGATTGCAGACACAAGCAAACGAAACCGAGAACGCACAGAAAGCGCAGGCGCAAGCGACGGCGGATCAAACGCGGAAAACTCAGCAGGAAATCGAGGACGAAAAGAAAAGACTCAGCCAAGCACAAATTGCAAACAAACCCGCTCTCGTTCAAAACGTAGCAGCCGCAAACGATAGCGAGGTCTATAAAGGCTTACGCACAGCTTCAGGACAGTAACCCTTTAGAAAAACATGGCATCACCATACGACGACCTTTTGACAGCGGAGGGGCCAGCGGGAGACTCCGCACGCTCACTCGCAGAACAAGACACGCAAGTTCAGGCAGGGGAAACCTACGCTGATACTTCAAAGCGCACAGAATACGAAGCGGCAGCGCAGGCCCGCATCCAAGTCCGCAAGGGCAAGGAACTCGCCTCACGCGGGCTTGTGCCCTACACCGACGCGCAGGGCGGAGTAAGCGCGGTCACGGACAAAGGCGGGGCGGCACTCACGAAATACGACCCGAAGAACCAGATCGCGTATGACTCGACAGGCAACCCTCAAAAGGTGGACTTTGACCAGTTCGGAAACCCGCAGACAAGCGACCCCTTCGCGGGCCTCGCGCCGACGCTCGACGAAAAGACGGGCGAGAAGTATCTGATTGCGCCGGGGCTACCGTGGAGGCACGTAGGCACGGATGCACAGGTGAAGAAAAAGGTGGAGTTCGCCAAAGAGGACAAGATGCTTGGCGAGGCTTCATCCACACTCGGACGAAAGCTGAACATAGACGAGAAGCAGCTAAACATCATCGAGAAGAACAAGAAGGAAGCCGCGCAACGTCTCGCCACAATGGGCATCGGCATCGAGAGCGAAGATGGTAGCCTGCCAAGCGGCGAGCAACTAGCCGCAAAGATCAACGCCCACTTTGATTCCGAAATGCAGTCAGGCACCGCGACGAAGAAAGGGTTCTTCGGACTCGGCGGTGAAACCGACGAAGCGAAAGCCGAGCAGCAACAGATAGGGCAAAAACGCGCATCCGCTCTTGCGATTGCAGGCGAATACGCCAAGCACTACAACGACGGCAGGGCGATACAGCAAGGACAGGACGCGACACTTGCAAGACGGACGCAGATCGAGGCAGAAAGACTCAGGCGCGACGAGGAACTGCTACGGGATCAGGGCATGGGTGGATTACTCGGAGCGGAGGAACCCGCGCAGCCAACACAAACAAAGCAACCAGCGGCGGGACTGATTAAAGAGGGCAATATCGATCTCAATAATCGTCCCATCGTGAAGAACGAAGATGGAACGATCAGCACGGTTCGTTCGATTGGCGTAGAAGTAGGCGGGAAGGAAGTTCTGATCCCAACCGTCAGTGATGACGGAAGGGTGATGAGCAACGAGGAGGCGGTAAAAACATTCAAGCAGACAGGGAAGCACCTTGGAGTATTCGACACGCCAGAGAGCGCAAACGCCTACGCCGAGAAACTTCACAAAGAGCAAAACGTTCAATACACAGCAAAGGCAGCGGAGCAATCCAAACAGGATACGAAGCGCGGCATGGCGGCAATGGATGCCGTGAAGAAACTGCCACCGCTCGACATCGGCGACAAGATGAGCGACATTGGAAGCAACCCTCAACAGTTGGTTCCGTTCCTTTCTGGCGCATCGGAAATCAAGCATCTGGTTCAGGTCAAACTCGCGGCGAACAGGCTGGAGGAGTCGGCCAAAACAAACTCAGATCCAAGCGCGGACGATCTTTCGCTGGTCAAAGCATTCGTGGAGAACAGCCAGCGCGACACGACCTTTGGATACAAGGTTATGTCCGTGCTTTCCGCGCTGCCAGCATTCGCGGGAGAACTCGCGGCGACAGGCGGCATCTACACGGCGGCACAAAAGGCAACGCTCAAACTCGGCGCAAAGGCTTTGGAGAAGTTCGGCAGCGAGGCGGGCGCGAAACTCTTGGCACAACTCACAGAGCGGGCAATGGAGAAAGCGGCGGGCCTCGCCGTGAAAGGAACCATTGCAAAGACGGGCGCGATGAAAGCGGTGGAACTCGGCGCACGCAGCGCGGCTGCAATCGCTGGATCGCTGGCGCAAACCATACCAGCGGCGGGCCTGAACATCGCAGCGGAAACCGTGGAGAGAATGATCCCAAACATATCATTCAGCGAGGACGACAAGGGGAAGATCAACTACCTGCTCGAAAACGCTGGCGACGACTTCACTTCCGCTCTCCAGAAATCATTCAAGAGTCAGTTCACAGAAGTTGCATCGGAAAAGACAGGCGGGATGCTCGCGTTCATCCCCGGCGCAGACAAACTGAAGCTACTCAAAGCAGGAGTGATGCGGCGTTGGTTCGGAATCAACCCAACAGCATCCCCTTCAACCTTTGCAAAAATGGTGCAGCGGGCAGGCTGGCATGGAATCATTGGGGAGGTATTCGAGGAGCGCGTGGGCGACGTGATGAAGGCGGGCCTTGGACTCCAAGAATGGAAGCACGTAATCCCGACATGGGAACAGTTTTTTGTGGAAGTCGCAGCGTTCGGTGTCCCGTCAGCGGCGGGCACAGCCTACGGCGCATACCGCAACAAGAAGTATCAGGCCGCGGTCAAGGACATGGCGAACCAGTATCAGGAGCGCGAGCACGCGATTGGGCAAGTGGAGCCACCAGCAGGGGCCGAACCAGATCCAACATCGGAAGTTATCAGCACTATGATGCAGGGGAAGAACGCGCAGACGGCATCCTTCCTCGTCGGCCAGCATCCAGAATCCGCAAAGCAGACTTCCCGCATCATCGCCGAGACAATCCCGATGGACGTAGAGGACAGGCAAGACGCGACAGAGTTCATGTCCACGGCAGGCCCGCACACGTTTATCGCGCAGCATATCGGCAACCAAATGGTGTCGCAAGGTGTGATGACGGAAGCGGCGAACGAAATAGACTCCACACTGGAAGATGGCGGAGTCGAACAGCCAGAGCGCAGGGCAGCAATCGTGAACAATGCCGTTGGCTCAACCGCAATGGCGATGACAGTCAGGCAAGTGACGAGCGGAGCACCGATTACGAACAAGCTCGCCTACGAGTCCATGAAGGAGGCTGGAATCTTCACAGAGGAAACCGACGCAGCGGGCACGGTCACACGCTCGCTCGACAGGCGGGCAATCCAGCTTTTACCAACCAGCATCGCAGAGCGTATATCTAACAACTTTTCCGAGTTGAAGGTAAGTAACACTCAGGACAGAACTCCGCTCACCGCGCACAAAGCCGCGATACAGTCAGGGCGCAGTCTCGTTCACACGATGGCGCAGAGGCTTTCCGTATGGGAAGCCCCGCCCCCTCGTGACGCAGACCTTCCCGACCTTCCCGACGACGAGGTTACACCGCCCGCGAACCCAATGGATGCCGAGCACGCCAATGTCGCCAATCTGGTTCAGGGAGTGATAACCAAGCACGCGGACAGACTGCGAGTTCTAGGGCACCCCGACAAGGCCACAGACGAGAAAGGCACCCGCAAGGGCAAGTCAGGGTTACGCAACTTTGGCGGAATCATTCACCTTGACGCAGAGGCGTTATACGAAAGCACGAAAAATCTCACGCCAGAGGAGCGTGCGGCATTTATCGAGAAAGCGACGGAGGAAGAAATTGACCACGCGGAAACCGTGGCATGGGCCTACGACAGAACCGCTACTCCAGAAGAACGCAAAAGGCGGCAGGCCAAGGTAAAGAAACTACTCAAGACCGAAGCTGGAATAGCGAAGGGACTGCAAGACGCCCGCAACGATTGGGGCACGCTCACTGACGAAGAGAAGTCGTTTGAAGTCTGGCGTGCAATTATGCAGATGGCGCGTGATCCGAACAGCAGAACACCGCTGACGGAGAGCACTTGGCAGATGATCGAGGAGTTTGTCGAATGGCTCAGGGGCCGTGTCGGAAATCTTTCTACCAACGCCAAGGAGTTGATGGGCGAACTGGAAACTTGGCTCGCCGAGCACAAAGCCGAACTGGACAAGGACAAGGGCAATGCCGACGCCGAAAAAGAGAGGGCGGACAAGGAGAAGGCCGAACAGGAGAAAGCCGAACAGGAAAAAGCCGACGCCGAGAAAGCCGAAAAGGAAAAAGCTGAGAAGGACAAGGCGGACTCCGAAAAGGCCGAACAGGAGAAGGCTGAAAAGGAGAAGGCGGATAAAGAAAAAGCTGAGAAGGAAAAAGCCGAAAAAGACAAAGCCGACGCCGAAAAGGACAAGCCGAATCCTCCGAAGGACGAAGATCAAAAGCCGCCGAAGGACGAGGAAAAGGACAAGCCGAAACCACCAGAGGCGGGAGGAAAGAGAAAAGTGGAGGGAGCAAAAGATTGGGAGAACGCTGGCATCGATCTATTTGCCGCCGCCCCAACAAAATTATCGCTTGCTGCCGCTAAACCAGAAAGCAAGTTCGGAACCAACGTGGGAGATTTGATAATCGCCGCCCAAGCAGGCACGCTAGACCTGAAGAATCCAGAGGTTCTGGCGAAACTCAACGGAATAGGGGAGGGAATACTGAGCGAAGCAGAGGAGAACCCAAGTGTTAGAACCCCTGAGGGATTCACGGCGAGATTCTTAGCGTTCTTGAAGAAGTTCGGAAAAGAAGATGCCCTGACAGGGCGGGTAGTCCACATAGTTTGGGGGCTGGCTGACGAAACCCTGCCAGAAGTATCCAGAACTGAGTTTGAGACAATACTTGAAGATCTTCGCAACCCGAAGGAGAAAACCTACCGCTGGATCACTCCCGAAATGGAGAAGGCGGGATGGAAGGAAAAGTTCATCAACACGGGACTCATCCCGCAGCATCAAATCACGACGCCAGAGGGGATGGTTTTTACCGCCGTGGAGGACGAAGCGCACCCCGGCTTCGGAGGCTACAACTTCCTCGTCACGGATAGGAACTTTGCGCCCGAAAAAGAAGCTGACCTTGAGGACGGATCGACAGCATGGGTGAAGGACGGGAACAAGTATGCTTTCAAGCAGATCGAATCGGCACGGAAATACGCCAACCAAAAGGAAGCGGAGAAACCCCCACGGGAATACAGCAAATACGAACCACTGCCGCCAACAGCAGAGGGATATTTCCCTACCACGCAAAGCAACGACGAATCACTCCCGAATGACTTCCCCGGCAAAGCGGAAAGCCCCAAGCTCGCCAATGTAGCGGCAGCGGAGGATCTCATTGCTCAAGTGAAGCTGGAGTTCGGCCCGCTCTGGAGCAGGGTAGGAATCACCGTAGCTGAAGGAGATCCAAACGCAAAGGCATTGGCCTACGTGAAAGGAAACGGATTCAAGGAAATCTTCGTAGTCACACCGAAACTCCTCTACGCGCTCATGGACAGCGCACACCCCACCGCGCTCGCCAGAAACATCATGTATCACGAAACGATACACGCGATGTTCAACAAAGTGATCTTCATGGAAGTCAGGGCCATGTCGCCAAGCCAACGCGAATCATTGGCGAAGAAACTCGAAATCGAACTCTCGGCAGGAACCGATGAGGATCAGCAGCAGGAACTCTTTCTCGCTTACCACGCCAGAATACTCAACGACCTTGGAAAAGAGTTGCATCACCTACACCCACGCGAAGCGAAGCTTGCGGACGAACTCTACCAGAGCGGGCGCGGCAATCTACTCGGCGCGGGCAACCTTGCACATGAAGTGTTCAGGCAGGCCATTCAGAACCGTGTCTTTGGAAGGTTCGATGAGGCATGGCATACAGGCATATTCACATCGCAAATATCCAGCATTTTAACCCGCGTTCTCGCGTGGATCAAACGCATCTTCACGGGCAAGGAACTCCGCAAAAGCCCGCTGTTCGAGAACTACGTTGGCCGAGTCGAGCGTGTCCTCTTGAAGAATGGGTATGACCGCATCATAACGACTTCCGAAGATTACTCAGAGGCGATCAAGGAAAGGCTTTTGGCTGGAATCAAGATCACCACTCCCGAACTTCAGTTGATGGGTTCTGGCCTGAACATGAACAAAACCGAACTGCTGTATTGGGCGCAGCGCGGAGTGTTCAGGGCCGCACAGGTAATATCTCAGCATCCAATACTTCCCACGGAACTGATCGTGGACAGGCTATCGCAACTGGACAAGGACTCGCCAGAGATCACACAGGACGCATCACGGGAGACGAATCTGAAGCCAGTAGTGGCGTATTACGCGAGCAGGCTCGCAAACGCGGCGGGAGAGAAAATACAGTGCGCCATCGTTTCCGACGACCTGATGCCGCACTTGGAGCGGGACAACCGCGAGCAACTGACCCACGCATATTCAGAGGACTTGGGGCAGAAGGAACTACTGGAAAGCATCGGCGTAACGTCCGCGCCGTCCATGAACTCCTTGGAGGAGAATCAGATCAAGCACACACACAAGTCGCTGATTTACTCGACCAACGAAACCGCGATTGCCGACACGGAACCAGAGCAGACAGTTAAGATCGGCTCCGTGGAGTTCAAATCGCGGAACATGAACTTCATCAACGCGCTCAACCTACTGGACGAACAACTTCACTCGGCGGGTTCAGCGGTTCTTGTGCTGCCGTCCGTGGACGGAACCACGCCCGAAGAACGCCTCGCGGCCTACCAGAGCGAAGATTGGAAAAACTTCTCCAGTATCCTCTATCGGAATTACGGTGTAGCGAGCCACGTTACAGTCAGCGATGCACTGCTGAATACCGACTCGCCACCCCTTGACATTATCTACATAAAGAGGAAAACTGGTTCAGCTTCGATTAGGACACCACACAAGGAAGCACCACCCATAATTTCGACAGTCGCAGAACTCAGACAGAAACTATACGATCATGAGCACCCAACTACAAAAGCACCCAAAGCTGGCGGCAATGCTGGAGGAACACGGAATGACCGTGATGAACCGCCTAAGCCACCAACTAGAGGAAACCCGAAAGATGGTAATGGCGGACGAGATAACGGAGACGACAATAGCGGAGGAAGTGATGGGTTGCCTCCCAAGGAGGGCGGTGGAGAAACTGGCGGCGGCAGTGAATCGGGGGGTAAGCGTGGAGGTATTTCAGTCGATCTTGGGAGACGAACTCACGAATCTGGACTCGATGTAGAGACGCTGGTTCAGCCAGACGAGGGCGACGACTTCCAATCTCTGTATAGGGGAGAGTCCACCGTTAATCCCGGCAAAACACTCACGCCGAAAAACCTTGTCCAAAAACAAAAGAATGTTCTCGAACAGGTAAAGGAAGAGGTTGGAGACATAGACGAGTTCGTGATCAAGGAACTTGGATACAAAGACCGAGCGGAACTCGGAAAACGGCTCATGTCCGAGCAAGTGGACGCGGTTGCGCTTTCGATATGGAACCACCGCAGGGGCATAGCAACCATCAACGGGGATCAGACAGGGATCGGAAAAGGGCGCGTTTTGGCGGCACTGATGAAGTGGTGCTTGAGGAACGACCTGACTCCGATCTTTATGACGGAGAAGCCGAACCTGTTCATGGATATGCTGCGCGATGCGAACAACATCGGCGCGTTTTTTGAGGGAGATACCGACAGGATTGAACCGTTTATCATAGCGAACGATGTCAAGCTCTCCACAGAAATCGAGGGCAAGACACTGCCGTATAATACACCCGACGACCAAGTGAAGAACAAGGTGTGGGGAATTGCAAAGGACGGGCAACTTCCGAAGGGATACAACGTAATCTTCGTCAATTATTCACAGATAGACCAAGAAATACTCCCGCCAGAACACTACGAGTTTCCAGACCCGAACACGCCAGTAACATTACTTTCGTCAGAGGACAGGGCGATTCGGAAGGACACAATTAGGACGCAGGCTTTACGGGCACTTGCGCCCAAGGCGATGTTGCTGATGGACGAGTCGCACTTTGCGGCAGGAGAATCGGCAAGCGAATCAGAGGATGGCAAGCGGGTGGACAAGATGCTCGGCATCATGGATAAGATGAGCGGAGTATATTACTCCTCCGCCACCTACGCCAAACGCGCCTCCTCAATTCCGCTCTACTATCGCACGGCAATCTCACGGAGCGGCATCGAGGCAAAGAAGATCGGAGAAATCATGCACGTAGGCGGGGCACCGCTACAACAGGAAGTGGCCTCAATGCTCGCGGAAAGCTCGATGTTCAGAAGGGAGCGAAGTATGCGCGGTGTCTCGTTCGGCATTAAACAGACCGAGCAATACAGGGAGCGCGACAGGGAGATCGGAAACCAATTCTCAGACATGGTTCAGGAAGTCGCCAGATACCAGAACAACCTAAAGGAAAACCTGAGCAAACTAGAGGCGGCGATGCAGGAAAAAGGGATGTGTCAGCAAAAGGACTCCGCCGACAAACCGATGGGTAAAAAAGTAAAGCTGAGTTCATATAATTTTGGAAGATCGTTTTTCCACGTAATCGAAACGCTCCTGTTCTCCATGAAAGCCGACGCCGTTGCGGACGACGCAATCGAGCGCGTGAAGAACGGAAATAAAAAGAACCCGCTCACAGAAGAACAGTTGCACTTGATGAACCAGATCGAGGCGGCAGCGATGAAGCGCGGAGGAGATCCGTTGAAAGAAAGGTTTTCAAAATACGGCACGACTGAACCGTTCCACGCGCAGGACATTCCAGAGGGAGACATGAACCTGCTCTACGCCTCAATGACGAGGCCAGAGGAAATGGAATACCGAACGCACAGGGATAGCCAAAGACCGCAAAAGGTAGTCATAGCGATTAACCAGACGGGCGAGGCAACGCTGGAAGCTCTGAAAGAAATGGGACTGGATAAAACCTACAACTCGGCACTGGAGCGGTATATGAACAAGATCGCGGAGGGGATAGCGGTCAAGTGGGAAGGAGGCTCAACCAAGAAAAACCTCCTCGGCCCCAACGCCGCCTCTTTGTTGTGGGACACATTGCCAAACCTGCATGGCGAGAACGTATCGGATATGCCCGAATACAAGAAGTTGCTTTCGGACGCACGCGCCGACTACGAGAAACTTGTTGGACTTGTGCGAAGCAACGAAGAACTCAAGAAACTACCCGTCTCGCCGATAGACCACATCACAGACAGGCTGAAAAAGGCAAGTATCGAGTTCGGCGAATATACAAGTCGCACCAACCAGTTAAAGGAGGGCGTTATTATAGACAGACCCGACGACGAGAGTTCGCCAAAAAACAGAGGGCGGATGAACAAGAAGTTCAACAACGAGGATCTGGACGTGATGATCATTAACGCATCGGGTGCGGTTGGTATCTCCCTTCATTCATCGCGGGACGACTCTATAAATCTAAAGCAGCGCGTCATGTTCATCATGTCGCCTATCACTGAGATCAACGGGTTTCAGCAGATCATCGGACGCATCATGCGAACTGGAATGGTGCAGCGGCCAGAATACCTACTCATCCAGACAACGCTACCGCACGAAACCCGAAAGGCATCATTCCTACGGGCGAAGCTGTCCAAGCTGAACGCATCCACTACCAGCAACAAGGACACGGCGATGACAGGCTCCGTGGAACTACCAGACTTCTTCAACCAAATCGGCGACGATGTTGCGCTGGAGACGCTACTGGAGCACCCGCAGGTTCTTGCCGAAATGCCCCTAAAGTTTCCGCCGAATATGTTGCCGCCAATGAAGGCGGCATTACTCAATCAGTATTACAAAGCAAAATCAACATGGGAAGGCGGGTTTGTCAGAACCTTCAGCGGATGGATGAGCACCGTGTCGCCCGACACGATGGACGCATTCTGGAGCGATTTCGGCGAGCGATTCAAAGGCAGGCTGCGCGGGCTTATCGAGAACGGGGAAGATCCATTCGCCACGAACGAGAGGGACTTTCAAGCCGAGTTGGTTGCGGCAAACACAATCTTCGACGAAGTGGACGCTGACGTATCCTTCGGGCAAAAAGCTGTCATTGAAAAACTGAAGGTCAAAGAGGGCGGCGAGCCGATGAGCACGGACGACGCATACGAAGAGGCAAACAAGAACGCCCGCCGCTGGCTCGAAAAACCGAAGGAGAAATACAGCGGAACCAAACCACTCGACCCGAACGAACGGCGCAGGCGCGACGAAGAAAACTTGCGGCAGGACAGGCGAACCGAAGTGGACAAGATTCTCGACGAATGGGAAAACAAGAAATCGGACGAAATCAAAGTCGCACAGGATTCCGCACGCGCACGCTTCGAGAAGAAGTGGAAAGCGGTTCTCGGAAGGCGCGAGGAACGCGACAAACAAATCCGCAATGGAAAGCCGAACGAACTCCAGCAGCTACTCGGTCAAACCATAAAAGAAAAAACCGAGGCTGAATACAAAGAGGAGATCGACGCGCTCAATAAAGAGGAGGAGACGGAGCACGAACGCGATCTGGCGCACGCCTTAGTCGTGGCGGAGAGGGGTGTCGCAAGACCCTACGAGAAGGCCCGCGAAAACATCATCACGGCACTCAACATCGTCGCATCACCAAGGCACGCCAATACATTCCAAGTAGGAATCGGCGCGGGCGAGGACGCCGAGCGAGTTCTTGCGATATGCACCGACATCCTGCTCCGTCCTGATAGCCCTACAAGTTCAGCGGATCACCTTCTCATTTTCCGCGTGAATGATGGGCGCAACAAGGGAATGGTGAAAGTTCCACTTTCTCAGCTTGCCAGCATCATCCGTTGGCAACCCAACAGCCCGCAGTTCGGCGGCAACTACGACTTCCAATCTGATTGGGACAAGACCATGCGGAGGGAGCGGATTCGCTACGTGGTAACGGGCAACGCGATTGGCGGCTACAAGGCACTGCTCGACAGAAAGGTGAAAGGCAAAATGTCCTTCATCACGTTCACCCGAAATGACGGGGAGATCTCGAAAGGCATTCTATTGCCAGCAAACTTCACAGGATTCACGGAGAGGAAAATAACAACAGGCTCCGAAATGCGGCAAGCATTGGAAATCAGAAGGGCCACGCTCGCGCTTGCAGAAGCGCAAGGCTCGATGGTTTTCGACCCATATCGCAGGACGGTGAAAATATCAGTATCCGCAAAAGCGACAAACACCGCCGCCCAATCCATCATAAACGATAGGGCACTCCTCACGCACCTAATCAACACCAGTGGAAGTCGGACATGGAACGTATCGCCAAGAAAGCCAGCAACGGCCACATTCCACATCACCAACGCAATCTCCGTGTTCGACGCACTTGCGAGACTGAAGATCACGGTGAACGAACCCACCGCGCCGGGGGCCGACCTCACATCCTATCCATCGCAAGACACCGATCCAGACGATGACGGGCCAGACGGCGGAGGCGGAGGGAGATCGCCGAACCTCAACGCCGCCACTCCGAACAAGCAGGCTGGCCCCGCCGCCGACGCGAGCAGGAAGGACGTAACCACAGCCATGATCGCCAGACTCAAAAAGCTGTTCGACATGAGCGAAGGGGAGCCAACCCAAACATCGGGCGCGTGGTTCTCGGCGGAAATCACCGACGAGCACGGGGAGATAACAGCACGCGGACTCACGGTGAAGATTCCAAACGAAAAGCTGCAAGGTGACGTGACGGAAGCAGACGCCGAAATTACAGGAGACTTCAAAAGCGAATCATCCGTCCCGCCGCAGTCCAAGGCAACGAGAGCAACTGGCGTGGCGAACGGAGTCGAAGCGCAGGGGCACTACGAACTCATCGAGGCTGACGACCTGAAGAAACTCATTCAGCGGGAAGTCGGCGATGCACAGAACCGCGACAGAACCACGAACGAAGCGTCCAAGCGGCAAATTGAAATGATTCGGCAAAAGCCAGACCCAAGTATGCTCACCGAAAACTCCGTGTCATTGACGGGAGCACCAAGCATTGACGACGAAGCAATCTTGGCAGGCAACGGGCGGGCGGACGGTGTGACGCAAGCATGGGACACAAACCCGACAGGCATTAAGCCATACCGCGAAAGCATTGAAGAGTCCGCGAAACGATTGGGCCTGCAAAGCAAGCTGGCAGGAATGAAGCAACCCGTCTTGGTGTTCAGAGTCACAGGCTACAAGAACGGCACACGCCGCGACTTCATCACGCAATCCAATCCGAAAAGCATCGGCCTGAACGAGAACACGGTTGAGGAGGCACTGAACGATTACGAAGCACTTGCCGCAACGCCGAACATCGTAGAGTTCACCGAGGGCGGAGATCTCACGGCGCAATCATTGCAGATGGTGGCAAGCGTGATGGAGAAGAAACTTCGCCCGCTCAAGGAGGACTCGAAAGGCAAGTTCAACTTGGCGGACGGCACACGCCGCGTGCAGGCGGCGATGCTCGCTGGCATGGCGCGGAAGGCGGGACTCAAGTATGGCGAACTCGCGCAGGTCATGGAGAGCGAAAACGGCAAGCGTGCGATTTCCACCATCCTAGCGAGGGCGGGACGACTCGCGGGCCTCGACTCCGACCTTTCACTCGCAAGCCCAATCATGGCGGCACTGGCGGCATTCCAGCGCGGAATAGCGGCGGTGAAGGGAGAGCAATACAAGAGTCTGGAGGAATGGTTCAGCAACAGAAAGATGGAGTTGATCAAGGACGACCTGAGTGCAGAGGGAGAAGCCTTGCTCTCGTTGTTCTCGCGCTCGCAGAGATCCGCCAAGGAACTTGCCACCGTTTTAGACGCATATTTAGTGCTGGCAAAAGAAGAACAAAATCAGCGTGACTTGGATAAAGAAACGGGCGATATGTTCGGAAATGAACGCGCCAAAGTCAGTCCCTTCACCCTCCTCTCAAAAATCACGAACACCGCGAGTGCCGAGAACGGCGAACTCTTTACTGAGGGAGGCAGCAGCAAGCCTGAAAATCCCGCTCCCGCCGCCGAGGACAAAGTAGAACCTCCCGCCGAGGAAAAGCCTGAACCTCCGAAAGAGGAAGAAAAGCAGACCCCGCTCAAGGAGCAGCCAGAGGACACAGACGGATCGATTCCTGAAGAACCAGATTTCGGCGCGGACACCGAGGAAGGAATGATCGGCAGACGGCCAATCAAAGTCAGCGACAAACCGACACCCGAATACAAAGGGCAAACAGTAGGCACACGCGAGGCGCAAAAATCACTCGAAGCAATCGGCGCAGCGGTAGGCAAAACGGTTCCGTTCCAAGTCGGCAGAGTAAAAGGGAAACAGAGCGGCACGTTCAAGGAGCATCCCGAAGTGGTCAGGATGCGGACAGCACTCAGCCTCGACGTGGCCGCGCATGAGACAGGGCATCTTCTCGCCAAGGTTCTCTACAAAACCCTGCGAATCGGTTCACAGAAAGGCGTTGTGCCAAACAACGTATTGCGCGAACTAAAAAAACTCGGCGAAGATTTATACGGCGGAGCGAAGCCAATCGGCAGCTACACCAGCGAGGGATTCGCTGAGTTCTGGAGACTTTACTTCACCACGGACAACGCTGAAGCAGAGGCACCCAACGCATACAAGTATTTTACGGAAACCGTTCTCCCGCTGTTCGCAGAAGTGGAGAGCGCAGTGAAGCAGGCCCGCGAAGCATTCACACAATACCGCGCACAAGGAGTCAGGAATAAAGCATCGGCGGACGTGGTTGATCCGAATAGCTCGGCAAACAAGCTGAAGCGTTTCAAGCAGTCCATGTCTCGGCCTGAACTGATCAGGAAGTGGGTGGACGAACTCGAACCGATACGCCAGATGGTAGCGGAGGCGGAAGGAAAGCTAGGCGACTCACTCCCGATTGACAGCAACCCATACGCAATGGCGAGCGCACTGCGCGGCACGGCAAAACTTGTGGCAGCGTATATGAATGAGAAGGCGATGCGCGACTTCGCTGGAAACATTACAGGGCAGGGACTCTCGGAAATCATGGCAATCGTGAAGGGCAACGAGTCCGACTTCATGCTGTTCCTTTGGGCGCACCACGCGCTTGAAAGATGGGATGCGAACAAGAACCCCGGCCTCACGCGGGCGGAGGCACAGTTCCTCGTTGATGAACTCGGCAAAGATCCGAACTTCAACATCGCAGCGGACAAATACTGGAACTGGAACCGTGGCTTGATGAACTACGTGCGGGAGGCAAGCCCAAGCATCGCCCCGCTGATCGACAGCATCACGTCACGCTGGAAGAAATACATCCCGCTCTCCCGCTGGTTTGAGCCGGGCGAAGTTCGCACCGCCATCCAAAGCGCACAAACAGGCGCAAGCACGGCACTCAAGAGCATCACCCGTTTCGGCTCAGGGCGCGAGATACTGGAGCCAATGCCAGTGATTCTGAACAACGCCGAGAAATGGATCGAACTCGCTCACAAGCGGGTGATTCTGGATGCTGTGATGAATCTCAGGAAGATTGAAGGACTCGGCTTTCAAATCGAGGAAGTGCCGCGTGGCCTGAAAATGAACTCGCTCACCGTGGGCGACATTCGCGATCAGTTGGAGAAGATGGGCATGGATACCTCCACCGTGGAGGACGACGACATTCTCAACTACTTCACGCCGATGTCGAAGCCGAAGGGGAAAGACCCGATCATTTCCCACTCCGTAGAAGTGATGAATCCCGAAACAGGGAAGAAGGAACTCAAGACAAAGTGGTTCTTCGTGGAGCCTCGCATCTTCGACGCACTGGAGGGCATTGACCTTTACAGGCTGCCAAAAGCACTGAACCTATTGCTCGGTTTCCCTGCCAGAATGTTCCGACTTGGAACCACGGGACTCCGCGCATCGTTCAGCTTCTTCACCAACCCCGCCCGCGACTTGCCGACATTGCTCATGCAGTCCGACAGCAAGGCTAGTGCGCTCACACTGTTCGGATCATGGGTTCGCAGTTTCGGCGCACTATGGAACCCGAACAGACTTCGCGGACAGAATCATCCGCTCATAGATATGTTCGACAGGTTGGGCCTGCAAGTAGGCCAGCCGCTCGGACAGGACATCGATCCCTACAAGCAGCACCAATCCAAGAGTCTTTCAGGGCGCATGGTTCACAGGGCGCACAACGCAATCGAGACGCTTCAAAAACTGTTCTCCGTCAGCGAATCCGCCCCGCGCATTGCCGAAATGGAGCAGATTGCGAAAGACGTAGGTTGGGATTGGAAAGCAGGCGCACCGATAACCACCAAGCAGATGTATGCGATCATGCTCGCGGCCAAGAGATCCACGGTGGACTTCTCGGCGGCAGGCTCCTACGCGAAGGCTGTCAATCAGGCCATCCCGTTCTTCAACGCGACCATTCAGGGTGCCAGAAGTTTCGGCAGGGCATTCCACAAGAACCCGCTCAAGACAGTCCTTCGCGGACTCACCGCGCTCACCATTCCCGCATTGCTTCTCTGGTGGAAATACAAGGACGACGATTGGTATAAAGACATGACATGGCGGGAAAAGTATCTGTATTTCAACATCCCCGTGGGCGATCAGTTGATCCAGATACCGCGCCCGCAGGAGTGGGGTAATTTCTTCTCAGCCGTGCCAGAGGCAATTCTGGACTCGCTCTACCGCAAAGATCCAGAGGCGGCATCGCAAGTGATGAAGCACGTATTCGTAACGCTCAATCCAGTGGATCTCCCGCCGTTATTCAACACGCTCAAGGAGCAGCTTGAGAACAGGGTGGCATTCTTCGACAGGCCGATTGTTCCGAAGTCACTGGTGAACGCACCAGCGGGCGAGCAGCGCGGCAGGCACGACACCGCGCTCGCGGACACGCTCGGCGATATATTCCCGAACTCTGTCAGCCCGCTCCGCGTAGATGCCGCGATTCGTTCTATGACGGGCGGAGTGATTGGCGACTTCTCGCGGGACGCGCAGACCATCGGCCATCTGATCGGACTAGGGAACACAGAGAAGCAGCCAAGCGCATCGGACATTCCAGTGTTGGGCAGGATGTTTAGAAGGGGCGGCACCGACTCAAGTTCATCGCTCTCGGTGAATAACTTCTACGCTGAACTTGACAAAGCGAATAGGAGAAAGGAGTCGATCACTCAGCCAGAAATGCAGAACGACAGAAAGCGCAGGCTCATGCTCGAAGATGCACAAAAGGCGATCAAAGTATTAACCATCGCACGCGCATCCGCCAAAACCCCTGAAGCCGAACGGAAACTAAACCAGAAGATCAGGGAGATAGCGCAGACCGCGATCCGAATTGCGCCAAAGCCGACAGACAACAAGCCCAAAAAATACGAAGAGGCCAAACGAAACCCCGCTCCAAAGGCAAAGGGTGAAGTCTTGAGGCCGCAACCTTTCAAACAATTCAACAGGGAGTTCACATCTTTCTACTAAAATGCCCGATATTTCCACAGGACAAGACTTCGACGTAACGCCACAGCCGCAAGCACCCGTTGCGCTCCAGAACACCCACCTAAAGCTCGACGCCGAAAAAAAGGAGGAACTGGAGCGACGTTGCGTGACGCGCATCGGCGAACTCCAAAAGGAAAGCGGTGTGCTGGAAGATGGTTCAGTGGAAACCGATTCATGGATGGGACACAGAAAGAAGTATCAGGACATCTTCGACAGCGACTTTGACTGGCGCAAATTGCAGTTTGGCGGAGTCTTTGACGTATCCAACCTCACGCTCGGCACCGCACAACGCTACGTGCGCGAGACACACGCCAAAGCAGCCGACGACCTACTCGGCACACGCCCTTTCTTTGCAGCTGTAAAGACGGACACAGGCGACGACGCCACCGCACGGGCCGTGGAGGAGTTGATTCAGCAGAAGGTGGACAGGAGCGACATTCAACTCGAACTCCGCTCCTGCATCCGCAGCGCAATCGTCCGCAACGAGTGCGTGGTGAAGATCCGTTATGTCAGACGCTCGACACCGTATCTCGGCAGCGCAACCGTGATGGTGGATCAGAGCGGCCAGCCCGTTTATACGCCGAACGGACTTCTCATCTACGAGAACGACGACTTCCTTCCTGATCCAGCCGTGGAGGAAATGTTCAGGCTGAAGAAAGACCCGCTCTTTTCCATGCGACAAGGGGAGTTTGACTACCAGAACTTCGACTCGCTCCAGCAGGAGTTGATTCAATACGAGGGCGTGGAAGTGCGCGAACTCGACTACCGTTCCTTCCTCTGCCCGTTACGGTGCCCGTCCATCCACGAAGCGGACATGGTGGTTCAGCTTTACGACGACACGCCACAGCACGCGAAGGAAATCTACGGGCAATTCGAGGGGTTCGACGAATACTTTACCAACTACGGCACGAACGAAACATCAGGCGAACGTCAGGCAAAGACGACACAGGGCGAGCAGGACTATCACCAGCCGTCCTCCATAGACATCTACCGCCCGTTCGCCGAGTGCTACGTGCGTGCGGATGTGGACGGAGACGGCATCGAGGAGGAAATCTTCGTAGTCATGGACATGACGAACAAGAAAATGGTGTTCTGCGAGTATCTGGCGAACATCATGCCGAAGCGTCCCTTTGAGGTCATCCCCGGCATTGATCGGGTGCCGAACCGTTGGTATGGCGAGGGAGTCATTCAAGCGGTGCTCGACCAATGCACCTACATTGACGCGCAGTTCAATCGTTTCAACGTGAAGGACGGAAAGGAAAGCTCGATAGACTTCCGCGATCCAAATGCCGTGAAGGAATGGCGCATGGGGGCACAAGTGGAGTTCGGATCGAACAAGGTGTATGACGTGGAGCCGGGCTACGATAAGGACAACCGCCCGCCCCTCTGGAGGGTGAACCTTCAGGAGAAGTCGGAGATTGGCATGGAGTTGATGAAGGAAGCGCAGCAGCAGACCAACCTCATGTTCGGCATCATCGGCGCGAAGGATGCCAGTTCGAGCGACCTGAACCAAAGCCGCACGGCCACGGGCATCCTGAACATCGAACGCACCGCGAATCTTCTCATCAAGAACACGGAGATCCAACAGCAGCACGCACTCATCCGCATCATGGAGCAAGTGACGACGCTGGTGCTGGAGAACCTGCGCGACACAGAACTCCTGCTCACGAAAGACGGGAAGCAACTTCTCACGATCAATCGGGACGAGGCGCGGACAATCAGCCGCGAGATTCGACTTCTCCTCACACGCTCACGAAGCAGCGAACTTCTCTCGACCAACCAGCAGGCACTCGCCTTCTTCAAGGACTTCCACGCAATCAAAGGCACGCCCGCAATCATGGTGGCGAAACTTGGGCGTCCGCTATACCTGAATATGCTGAAGGCACTCGAAGTCGCAGACCCCGACGAACTCTGCCCGAACGTCACCGACGAGGAGATTGCACAGTGGCAAGAACAACAGGCCGCAGGACAGCAGGCGGAACTCAAACGCACGACCCGCGAAATGATTTCCTACAAGGACTGCCCGCCGAGCATCCAAGCGCAATGGGAACAGGACAGCGGATGGACACCAGCGACACCAGAGGAACGCATGGCGCATTTCATGTTGCAGAATCCCCCGAAAGAAACGCCAGCGGAGGCGAAGAAAGACAAGCCTGCATATCCCAACCCAACCCCATCATACCCGAACCTATGACCGACGCTGAATCAGCAAACCAGAAGATCGCCGTAGAGGGAATGTCGAAGGTGACAAAGCTGCTTTCGTGTCCTGAGTTTGGCTGGTTTATGCGGGAGTGTGTCATCAGCAAAATGACCGAATTGGATGCCGTGATTCACGACAAAAATAAAAGTGCCGAAGAACGCAATTCTGCGCTTGACGCATGGCACTCGTTGAAGGAGGCGCGTGAGTGGCCTGACCGAACACGCAATATGTTCGGCGCAATACTAGGTCACAAGCCGAGCGAACCACACAACTTTTCAGAATAACCAGAGAACCAAAATACCAACATGAACAGTATCGATCAACAGAAGGCAGAAACCGTCAAAACGCAGCAGGGAGTAATCTCCCCGCTGGAAACATCCATCGCCACACTCTCCCGCGCCCTCGTAGGGCCGGATGGAGTCGTGAAACTTCAGGTGAACTCATCAGGGGAGATTGCGGGGCCGAGCGGTGTCACACCGATCCTGAAGAGCATGGCAATCAAGGAACTGTCCGAGGTCGTCACGGCAACCAACGTCATCACCGCAGCCGAATCCGGCAGCGTGTTCTATCTGAGCAGCGCAACCGAGTTCGTTTCGACGCTTCCCGCCGCAGCCATCGGACTGAAGTTCACCTTCATTGTCAGCGCAGCACCATCGGGTGACAGCTACACGATTGTATCAGCAAGCTCCGCGAACATCATCAAGGGGGTGCAAGTTGCCGCCGAACATTTAGGCACGGGCGACAGCGGCACGGCGGACGACACCATTACCTTCGTGGCCGGGCAGGCCGTCGCTGGCGACAAGGTGGAAGTTGTTTCGGACGGCACAAGCTGGTTCGCCTACGCCACCAGCAAGCTCAAGGCAGGCATCACATTCACGCAGGCTTCATAACCCATGGAACCCGTCATCAAAGGGCCAGAGGGCACCGCACCAAAAATCACGTCCGCCGTGGTTGCGGTGCCGCGCTCTGGCACCCGCTCCACCTATCTAAAAACGGCAGGGCAAACCCAAGCCATACCAGTCGGCGCGTTCAACTGGACTGTCACGATCCTCACGGGCACGGCAACCTTTGACGGGGTAGCCGTGCCAGCGGGCTTCTCAGCGGGAGACGAGGGAGCCTTGCTGTCCGCGCTCACGGTGGTAATGGACACGCCCGGCACCGCTTTTATGAGTTGGATGACTTAACCCATGAAAAGTTCCTACGTTCCATCTTCCGTTCTCGGCACCACCATCGAGCCGTCTGAAATGACGCTCGGCGCGGGCGTCGGCACGGGCATCCTCGCCCGCCCCATCTTCGCCACGACCGTTGCAGACGGGGGTGCCACGACCACCACGCTCACAGTTACAAGCGCAAGCAAGCAGGAACTTACGGGGAGCACATACCACTTTTTCAAAGTTCCGGATGTTTCCACGCTGGCCCAAGGATGGGCGACCCTCTTCGTGAACATCAGCACGGGAATACTGAACATTTACGCCAGCGACGGATCGACTAAATTAGCCGAGGTAGAGGCTGGCGAATCTGCAACGATTATCTGCCGTGATACCGCTGGCGGGACAGGCACAGCAGGATGGGACGTAGTAGGACAAAGCAGGTGGTTGTTAGCCACGGCTGTAAGCCTCACTACCGTCAATAACACAGAGACGGATTTTACTTGGGAAAATCTGGACGGGAAAATGCGGTCTGCGCTTTCAGGGGCGGTATTCACTGCTCCCGCAAAAGGCTATTACACATTTCGATTGTCTCTTCGATATGAAGGAACGTCGGGCTACTCCACAGGGGGCGACGGCAGTTTTACCGTAAAACTCACTGACAATGCGAACTCCGCCATCGTAACCATCCGCAGCGGAGGAACCCTATTCGACTACTGGCTTGGCGTCGGGAGTGTAGCTGCCAGCGAGACTATTGAGCGCACTATTCTCTTAGACCAAGGAGCCACGGTGAAAATACGCTCCATCTTCACGGACGGAGGAAACGGAGCGGGCCTCTATTTTTACAGCGGAACCTGCCAACTCAAAATCACCAAAGAACAATGAGACTAACGCCCGAACAATACGCCGAACAATGCAAGCGCACCGCGCTCATTAAGTCACTCAAAACGGCCTACACCAATTTCAGCGACGGCGGCAAATGGGCTTTCGGGAACGCCTACGATACCGTAGTCAATCACATCCGCCGTGGCGACATCGCCGCTGCCAAGCTGACCGTCCAAATGATTCAGATTCCAGCCGAAGTGCCGGGAACTTCATCGGAAGAACTGGCAACGTGGACGGTGAAGAAAACTGAAATCCTCGCGCTGTTTCCATGACACTCGAAAACGCCTTGCTCATAGCCGTAAGTTCCGTGACAGGCGCGCTATGTTTTCTTGCAAGGATTCTTTGGCATCGCAGCGAACAATGCGAGACTGACCGTAAGGAGCTTAGAAGCGAAATCGAATCAGTGAAAACTCAAGCAGGCGAGAACCACGGTATGCTAATGGCATACAGGATGTGCCCGAACAAGCCGTGCCCCTTCAAAGAAACCACAAAGCTATGAACAACTGGAAAACCACACTCAGCGGAATCGGAGCCGCATTGACCTCCGCCCTAACCGCAATCGCCGCTTTGCCATATCAACTCGGCGACGTTGCCACAATTATTCCGCCCGCGTGGAAAGCCCGCGTCGTGGTAGCTGGCATAATCGCTACGGTAATTTTGAAAGCTATCAACGCATCCGTTCAAAAAGACGCCACAAAATGAAGCCAAAACATTCCGCATTTTTCATCGTGCTCGCAATTTTCGCCGTGCTCGCATCGCTCTATCTAACAAGCTGCTCCGCTATTCCGTATCGAGTCTCGCTTAACTACGGAGGTGCCAGCGCGTCCTATGACGGCAAGCGCGTGCTGCTGGACGTGAATGGCGATGAGGTAGGTAAAAGCCTTCGTGGATACGCCAAGTGAACCGCGAGGAAATCCAAGATATTCAGCGCAAGATTGGCACTGAGCCGGACGGCTTCTGGGGGCCGAAATCTATTGCGGCGTGTCAGTCTTATTTGCGCTCGCTCATGCCCGTGCCGAACCCTTGGCCGGAAAGCGACCAGCGCAGTTTGACGGCTTTCTTTGGCGAGGCTGGCGACGAATCGCAGCTTGTCAATTTGCCTGCGCTGGAATGGATGACTTACGAAGGCGTGAAGGTGAAAACCATTCGCTGCAATCGGCGCGTTGCTGAGTCTTTGGAGCGCGTTCTTATCAAGGTTTCTGAGATCGAAGGATTTCAGCCGATTGTTTATGACGGCTGCTATAACAACCGCCCTATGCGCGGCGGAAGCACTCCCTCATTGCACGCACGCGGTGCAGCGATTGACCTATTGGCAGACACGAACGGTAATCTCACGGCTTGGCCCGTGGCGGCAAGGATGCCTTTCGCAGTCATGGAGGCATTTGCACGCGAAGGCTGGCTATCAGCAGGGGCTTTCTGGGGCAGGGATGCCATGCACTTTCAGGCAACCATCTGAGCTTGCTTGCGGTATGACGGTGGGAATCGTATTAAGTAACCCCCGTGCCACGAAACAAGGACTACACACCCTTCGAGAGCGGACGCTTCGACGCAAAATATATGCGACAGAGGATGGATGCGTTTCTCGACAAGCACCCCAAGGAACCCCGCAGATCATTCGGCGAGATCCGCCCCTCAAAAAAACCTGAAGAAAAATCTTGCCATCCGCGAGTCGAAGGCGGACGCGCCAGATCGCAATGAACGCGACAACTCCAGAGCAGGCAGAAAATGCCGCTCCACAGCCAACCGAAACGCAACCCGTAACACAGGAGGCATCGAACGGTGGATTGCCGCCATTGAGCGACACGCCGCTTGACAAGATCGATCAGTTAATGGCCGAGAATGGCAAGCCCGCAGAACAACAGGAACCCGCAGCCGAACCAACGACAACGGCACAGGATGCCGCGCAGACGGAGACGCAGGCAGGCGACACGCCGCCAGCAAACCCCGAAGCAAGGTCGAAGGTTCTTCCAAATCGGATAACCACCGCGCAATTCACTGATATTGAACAAGAGGCTATTGCCCTTGGAAAACAGTATCGGGATGCAGGGGAGGAAGCCCCGCCATTGGAAGATCGGATCGCCATCGTGAAAACGAGACGCGCCGAACACGCAGCAGCAAACCCACCTGAACCCGAACCCGAAGAAGTCTTAGGGGAAGTGGACATGGAGCTTGCTGAAGCGATTGCGGAGAAAGACGAACTGGTGAAGTCCCTTGGCATCGAAGAATACGATGCGAAAAACAAGCGGATTGCCGAACTGGAACGGAAAAAGAGTGAGGCCGAAAACGCAAAGACGCAAAAAGCGAACCTTGCCAATGACGCATTTACTCAGGCACGCAACGCGAGTATCGAGAAAGCGAAGCACATCTTCCCTTCCTCCAAAGACCCGCAGAGCGAGCTAGGTCAAGAGATTCAATCTCTTATCACCGAAATCCGAACCGATCAGCACCATCCAGATCGTTCCATCTTGTCAGCCACCAATGCGCCCGTCCTAGTGGCGCAGTCCGCAGCACAACGACTCGCCGAAAGACGGGCCGAAGCCAGCGGGCGCAGCGTGGCAGCGGAACTCACAGCGATGATGGAGGCAACTCCTTACCCGCTGAGAAATCAGGAACCTCGCCCAAATCAGGCAAAAATCACAACCGCAGGAGGAGCAGCGAGCATACCGCCCGCCGCAACGAATGCAAAAGCCCTTGATCTTAGTTCGCCTGAATCCATGAACCTCGCAGCAATCGAGAAGGCACAGCCAACCCGACGCCCGCAGGGATTCTTGCTCAGGCAATAAGTAGAGGCACAAACACTCAACTCACTCAACACCAATGAAACACTCATTCAAAAACTTCATGTTTGCGGTCATCGCCGCATTCTTCTCGGTTCCCGTCATGGGAGTCTCCTACCCCGTCATCAACGCCACCACGAAAGCCAACCTGACCGACCAGACAGCGGACATTCAGGAAGAGTTGTGGTGCCGTAAGGTTATCCTCGGCGCACAAGCCATGTATGATACCTACCCGCTCGCGGATGGTTTCATGGGCGAAGGCGATGGTGGAAAGGCCATCATCAGCATCACCGACACGGAAAAAGTGGATGGAACCACCATTCACATCCCGACTTATGGCGGGTTCGGTGGCCCCGGCTCACAAGGCAGCGCAGACCGCATCGGCAACGAGCAGAAGATCCAAGTCGGATCGTTCGACGTTAAGATTGGTCGTTACTGGTTCGGCGTTGGCTACAACGCTGTTGCCCGCGACGAAACCATGATCAACGGCAAGCTCGACGGCATGATCATTGACGGCCTCCGCGCCCTCCATGCCCAAAAGCGCAACGACGACATGATTCGCCTCATGCTCGCCCACGCCGACGCGAACTCGCGCAACTTGTCCTTTACCTCTGGTGGCCCGTCCACCGTGGCAACGATCAAGACCGCGCATTACGTGGACACCGCCACGATCTCCAGCGTCCGCAACAAACTCAGCAGCCTTGGATCACTTCCAATGTCGCTCGGCAAGATGGACTCAGGCGGCAGTCGCCTTGAAAAATATATGTTCTTCTCGACCCAACACGGCCTCGGCCACTTGGACTTCGAGAGCGCATATCTCCAAGCGCAGCAGAACGCCAACGCTCGCGGCAACGATAATCCTGTGTTCGCAGGCAACTACACCGATTGGTCAGGTGTGGGTATCTATCGCTGGTATCAGAAGGATCACGGCAACCGTGGCCCGATTGGTTCCTTGCTCGCTCCCCGTGGCTACCTCGCCACTGGCCTCAATGACGGCGCAAGCGGCGGCGGCGATGTCACCTTTGCTGGAACATCGGTTGGCGCGAACGCTATCACGTCAGCGGATTGGGCAACCACCGCAGTCGGCGCAGACGCGAACAACGCGGCAGCTTCCTTCAGCCTTACCCTTGGCGGTTCGGTTGCGGCAGCGGCAGTCACTCCGACGCCTGAATACACACGTTACTTCTCTAACGCACCTTGGACATACCATTGGGGCGACACGATTGCAGCGGATACGTCCACGGCACGTTACGTCATGCTCATCCATCCTACAACGGGTGCATGGGGCGTGTTCAAATACACCCACAATAACGGCAAGGTCATCAAGATCACGCACAACGTCAAGTTCGGCACCTCTGGTGAGACAACCGATTGGTTGTTCCCAACAGGTTCGCTGGTTGTCGAGTGCAACGTGCTCGGCGTGCCAGTTGGACGTTCAATCGCCTTTGGCCGCGAAGCACTGATCAACGGTGTGGGCACCATCAACGGCTCGAAATCGAGTCCGAAGTTTGGTCGTCGCACTGAGGAGCACCGCAACCATGACCTCGACCACGCCATCGGCGCGGAAGTCGTGTGGGGCGCGGCACTCATCAAGCGGGCCGACACGGTGGCTCCCGGCTTCGTCGTGGTGAACTCCGCTATCCCTGTGGACGGCGCACCAGTCGTCAGCTAAACCATTCAAGCAGAACCCCACGGAGGCGTAACAACCTCCGTGGGGGAACGCTTGTAACACTCTATGAACAAAATCATCCTCGTCCTCTACGGTCAGCCAAGACCTTCCATGCCTACTCTGGCTGGACGCTCTGGCAGGCAATACTCACGCGCAGTCTTTAACGTGAAGGAGCAACGCCACGAAACGCAACCCTTTGAAATCGAATACTTCAATACCGTCATGCTTCCCGACTTGGCGAAGATGGCAGGATTCGGGCTTTTGAGTTGGTTGCCGTATATCGTCACTGAGACAGAGGCACCGAAGGAAGAACCCAAAGTGGAACCACTGGTTCCTGATTTGACCGACGCATTCAAGGATTTGGAGCAAGAGGCACCAGCCGCAACCGAAGAGGCTCCAGCCGAGACACCCGCCGTGTCTGAATACGCATCGAAAACATTCCGCGAACTGCGCGAGATTGCGAGGGCAAAGGGATTGAAAGTCAGCAACGTGGCGAAAAAAGAGGACATTATCGCCATGCTGTCCGAACCCGTGCCAGCGTAATTACCAGTTCACCAATTTCAAACACGGCGGCATAGGTCAAACCTACGTCGCCGTTTCTTTTAAGCACCATGCCAACTCTCAAGACCATCGCCGTAGAACTCCTTCGAGACTTCGGCATCACCACGCTCACTCCCGCCAACAGCACGGACAACACCAACATTCGCGGGCCGAGCACGGGAGACTTGCAAGCAGTCTGCAACGCAATCAACGGAGCCTTGGAGGAGATATGGTGCGCGGTGCCTGCCGAGATTTTCCAGCAACGCTACGGGGGCGTCCTTCGGGAGCCAGCCACCGTGAGCGTCACAGTCACGCAATACTCCAAGACCGTCACGATTACCACTTGGGCGGATTGGATGACGGGCTGCACCGTTGCCCTAACGGGCGACTCGATATACAACGAGATCGCCAGTTCCACGGCACTCGTCAAACCTTACATGGGCGCAACAGGGACAACTACGGGCACGGTGTATGCCGACTGCATCCCGTTCGTCACTGGAGCACTCACCGACAGCGACAAGATTGCGCGTGTTCTACCGCCTATTCGACTCGCAGGCTACGGGAATCTTCGGCCAGCGGGTTCGAGGGTTGAGTTTCTTCAATGGAGCGGGCTGCTCGACGTGACCACACCGCACACGCTTCCAGCAGGGACACAGACCAGCAACTTCAATAAACAGACAGGCACGCCGACGAGCTACTTTGTGGATGCCATGAACCTTGGCAATGCCAGCTACACAAACCTGCTTCGAGTGAACCCGATGCCGACCTCGGCAATGATGGTGGAGTTCAATACGATGATCAAACCGCCCGTGTATGTTACCACGGATATTGACAACGGAGATCACGCCACAGATCCAGCCAAGAACGTCATCCTGCCATTCTCGTTGTTCTTCCTCACAGCCTTCGCCAGACGCAGGTTGTGCGGTGATGGCCGATTCGTTAATGTAGGGGCCAAGGACGAGATCAACCGTCAGTATTTGAAGGCATTGGAGTCTCTGGGCGACCTCAAGCCTTCGATAACGGCGGCACACTCGATGAGCGCAACCCCGATATTCAGAGGATCGATGAGCGCAACCCCGATATTCAGAGGATAACCCATGTTCGGCGACACCAAAGACTTCGGCCAAGCACTCCCGCAAGACAGGCAACTCCGCCCCCATGTAGAGTATCCCACGGCGAACGTGGAGGACTTGATCATGGTGGAGGACGTGCCAGTGGACGGGAACTACGTGGCCCTTTACCCCGGCCAAAACCGCCAAGGCTACACCAACCTCAAACTCGTATCTGAAAAGGAATTGGCAGGCACGGGGGCACAGCAGTTCATGCGAAGGATATGGGCGACAGACAGGCTGGCGCAGGACGCCTACAACGCCGCGCTCAAGTATGCCAGCGCATCGGCCTCGCACCCGATCTACATCCGTAAGTCCACGATGATTCAGCCGAACGCCTTGGCGGATCTCGCAAAGACCGCAGGCAACCCGCTCGACACCGTGATCGGCCTCGCCATCACCGCAGGAGGATCGGGTTACACCACGGCCACGCTCTCGTTCTCAGGTGGAGGCGGCACGGGCGCGGCAGGCAAGGTTCAGCTTCGGGGCGGAGTGGTTGTGGGCATCCTCGTCACGGCAGGCGGGACAGGCTACACGTCCGCGCCGACAGTGGCCGTAGTGGGCGACGGAACCAGCGCGACAGTAACAGCCTACGTTCAGGATCAGACGGCCATCCTCATTGACCAGAGCGCGGTGCCGACAGAGGGGCCGATGGGGAACCTGTTCTACGATGTGACGCGGGTGTATATGACGCTCCCCGGCCCCGTTCTCACAGCATGGAAGATCGACGGCGAGACGCAGACGGCGGTGAAGGTGGACACGCAGCTTGTGGCAAAATCGGCCTCTCATTCCTACGTGAATCCAGACGGTTCCACGTCCACAAATACCTACGCGACAGTTCCACCGACGCAAACCAGTGGCACTCTCGTCAAATCAGCGGGCACGATCACCTTCGCCTCGAACTCGAATAACGGCGACACCTTCATCCTCCTGACGCCGAACGGCACGTCCACCACGTTTGAAATGGACAACGATCACGTCACGGGCGTTGCGAGTAGCGGCGGGGTGGTGACGTTTTACGACAATCCAACAGCAGGAACCATTTTTCTCACCACTCATGCTGGAATAATGCACGTATTTGAGCTTGTAAATGGGGCGGCGACATCGGGCACGCAGGTATCCATCGGAGTTACGAGGGAAATGACCGCGTTGAACTTTGCGGCGGCGGTGAACAATAACGGCAACTTCACGGCCACCATGCCGAGCAGCTATAATTCGGTAACGATCTCCCGCGTAGCGACAGGGGCGGACTACCAGACGATCATCTTCGCTCCTCTTCAAGTGGAGACAGCGACGGCGGCGGGAGCAATATCGGGAACTGGAAACCTGACCGTAACTGTCACTGGAGCCGCGCTCACGGGTTCGCCTATTGCGTTGTCGGTTGCCGTTCTGAATGGCGATAACCCCGCACAATGGGCAGAGAAGGTGAAGGACGCCATCAACGCCAACGGAGTCATCTCCGCCCTTTACACAGCCACCCGTAGCGGCAACGACATCATTCTGAGTGCCAACTCCGCCGCCAGTACCGGTCACGACTCGACGCTCAACATCGCCTTGGCGAACGGAAGCTGCACGGGGGCCACCAACGCACCGACCAGCGCGAACACCACGGCAGGACTCATCGCCAAGACCAACTTCAGCGGAGGTGCAACGGAATCGGGGCTGACATCGGGCAACACAGCGGTAACTATCGGGGGCAGCAAGAACGCGAGCGCAACCGCACTGGCGGCAGCATTCACCGCATCGGGCTACTTCACAACTTCGGTCAATACAGCAGGCGTAGATCCAATCATCACCGTCACGCGAGTAGCCTACGGAGCGGGCAACCTCACGATCTCTGGAACAGGAATCAGCAGCGGGCGGGCGACCACGACCAACTTCGTAGGAGGCGCGAACCTCCCTGCCACAGTTGAATACGAACCACTGAGCACAGTCCACGGGCAGCTTACAACGGTTTCCCTGCCAGACTTCGATGACATATCCCGAACCGAATACGCAGACGTGCAATACGAGTATCCACGGATCATCACAGGCATCTACTCCACCGCTCTCGAAATGGACGGCGGACAGGTCAAGGTGACGACTCATGTTGTGGCGAGATCCAACCGCAGACGGACGAAGCAGGCGACGACGACCATCACCTACAACACTTTCGCCAACCTAGCCTACGACGCGCCGTTCGACCCCGCGTTGATCGACATCATCTATGATGGCTGGTTCATCAACCTTCGGGAGCAGAACGTGTGGCTCGAACAGAACACGGCGATACGTTTCAACACCAATTCACAGAACCCGATCTATGGCTATGTCGGCGAGACGTTCGTGAAAGCGGGCCAAGGGACATTCCCGACAGGCACGAAAACAATCTCCTGCCGAATCAGACCGTGGAAGTATGGCCTCTATCGGAAGGAAGTCACCACGATCTCGATATGACACCCGACGAGACAGACCAGTTGATCCGCCAACAGATCCCGACTGAGACGGCGGACTCGATACGCCGCATCGTCCCGCTGGAACCGAACTCGCCTCCTCCACAGCCGAGCGACAGCAGCCGCAACCCGAACGACGCGCAGCGACCACCCCGCGCCAAATACGATCCGCCCTACATCATGGGCAGCACGACCACGGGTAGCGGGACGTTCACCGCTGATCCGTTCACTTGGGGCGACACCAGTAGAGCGGCACAGTTAGGGCCGTGGGGCGGCGATGCGCCACCAGCCGATCCGATAACCGTTCGCACCGACACTTGGCACCGCGACAGACCTCCACGCGATGCCAGTGGGGATCGAACATGGGGCGTGAAGTGCGACCTGATCCGATATTACGAGAAGGCACAGGGAACATCACCCGAAACCTACCGCACCTACATCTTCGAGCGGCAGGCAGTATTCGATGCACAAGGAACGCCCGTCTATATTACAGGCGAGGCGTTGGTGAACACTCAGGAAGTGGCCGCGCTGCCAGAACCACCGAACCGCCATCCATTCGAGGCATATTGGACGGGCCTCACCTACTATGCCGACAAGCTCGACGTGTATCTCGCCTACGGATCGGTGTGTGACGGCACCGACACGCAGGTTGGAGTTGATCTCGTAGCTGGTGACGACACGCTGAACACCGTATGGCAGCTTACCGCTTCCGAACCATTGATCTACCTCAAGACCATCTTCACCGTAGCCACGGGCGCGATTGTTTCATGCACTATGTATCAAGGCCCGCTCACGGAACTGCCAAACAACGGCGGAGTCGCGCCTTTCTATCTCTACGAGGACGGGCCGAGCGCAGGCACTCAGAACACATGGTATCATCCGCTCGTTCGCTATCGTGCATCACGATTCGGCAAGAGCGGCAACAGCGCACAGCCCGACAGCGGCGAAGAAAGGCCGCTCGGAGGAATGGAACTCTGGACAACCAACCAACTCACGAACACGCATCTTGTCGCGCAGCAACAGTGCATGAAAGACAAGGCTGGTGTGACGCGCACGGGATGGAAACTGGTGCCCGGCCCCGGCGCACTCACTGGATTCGGAGCATAATATGGGCAGGCTCATCAACGCTTGCGGACAGACGGTGGACGGCGGAAGTTCTGGAACCGTTGCGACTATCTGTGATTGCGAGTGTGAAGGGTGCTGCTGCCAGTATTTGACGTTTGCGGTGGGGAGCGGTTATGGAGTGATCACAATAGACGCTGATTGGATTAACTTCGATGGCGGTCTATTGCGCTGTTTGGGAACAATCGTGGACGGGGTTGGCACTTTTTATATTACGACTGTGCTGGTGTGGATCGAGTATTGCCCGCCCTTCCCAAATGATTCGGTTGTTTCGCCGGATTACTCGTTTTCCTATCCTGCCTACGGCACTCCGATAGAGATTCCGGCTCTGTCTGCTCCGCTGGATTATTGTTTAACGGTCATCCTCTACGACAACAATGGCATTGAGCGCACCCGCTGCACGGTGAGGATACTCGAATGAGTTGCGGCGGCTGCATAGGAACTGGCGGGAAAGTCGCCAACTTCACGAAGGCGATGGCTCGCGCTGCCAAAGCGTTTGCCGTGGGCGATCCCGTGTTCGTTTCAACGGACGAATGGAAAGCCCGTCTCGCCGTGTGCGGGAAGTGCGAGCACTTTCAAGAAGCTACGGCGACCACGCAGCCGACGTGCGCGTTGTGTGGTTGCGTCGTGAAGCTCAAGGCATGGATGGCGACGGAGCATTGTCCCGACAAGCCTCCGCGATGGGCAGAAAATAATTGAATAAATAGTTTGACGGTATGACGCGGGGTGTGCGATACAAGGTGTGGACAGTCAAACAACCCCTGTCCGCTTAAAACAAAACACACCCACAAAAATATGTCACGATCCAATCCACAAGCAGAACGCGCCCCTAATCCCGCAAGCCCATTCTTTTTCGAGTGGGGCGGCGGCGAAGGCATCCTCCGCCGCTACGACAAGAAACTCGAAAAGAACGTCCCCGTGCCGCTCCCCTTCGGCTTCCTTGTTCTCGACGAACTCAGCACGATCACTGGTTTCAACAAACGCGCCAAGACGGGCCTCTACTCCAACGAAGTCCGCGACGTGACAGCGAATCCCCTCGTCGTGAAGATTCACGGCCAAGGCATCATCGCCAACGGCCTCTACGCCGCCATCAAGGAGGAAGTGAAGCGCAACGGCGGACACTTCGCGTGCTCGACCTACATCGCTTTCCGCGAGACGAAGGACGGGCCACTTCGCATCGGCAACATCCGCATGACGACCTCCAGCCTCATGCCGTGGATCGAGTTTCGCAAAGCATCGGGCGAGGACTTGTTCAAGAAAGCCGTGAAGATGACACGCGGCGACCAGCAGACCACAGGAGCGAACGATTACTACGAGCCGAACTTCAAGCTGGTGGACTGCTCCAAGGAAAGCTCCGAGGAGGCAATCGGCCTCGATAGGACGCTCCAGAAGTTCCTCGCCGAATATCTCATCCGAAACAAGGCGCAGGAGGAGGCGCAGACCGAACCCGCTCCGCGCAAGACCGCGCCCACCGAACCAGACGTGGAAGAGGAAGCACCGCGCAAGTCTGCGGAGTATCCCGCCGATGCGGATCTGGAAGATACGGACGTGCCCTTCTAAAAAGGAACAAATACCATGCTCAAACACTTCAAATACATACTCAGCGGCGACATTCTGGATCGCATTCCTCACAGCCTCAGTGACGGTAGCGAAGGGCGACGAAACAGACTGCGGCAACTACTCGAACTACTACCCATCGAAGTGCAGGTCAAAATCGGGAACATCCAAGATTGGAAGGGACACCTGACGATAACGTGGAAGTTTTCCGCAAAGAAAATCCACCGAGAACTGATCGAAGTTCTTTGGGTGCATTTATTCGCAGAAGGAGACGACTCAGTAACCCATGAAGGATCTCCTGCCAAGATTGAGAAGGACGATGAGAACATAGGCGACCACTTCTAAACACCATGCTCAAACCACACACGCAAATCCCTCAACTCGACTGCCAATGCGTAGGCTGCGCGTGGATGCGGGCCAAGTCCCATTGGGACGGGGCAAAGCGCGACGGCGACTACTACGCTCGTATGCTCGGCCTTGCGATCCGCAATGATCGCGTGGCAGCAGGCAAGTCTCTGCGCTCAGTGGCGCGGAGGCTCGACATGGCACCGACCTACCTTTCCTCCATTGAGCGAGGCAAGATGACGTTGCCGAAACGACCACTCATCAACCGCATCCGTGCGGCAATCAAAACAGCAAAGTGAAAAACTGGACAGGCGAGCCGTCAGAGGAGCAACCGAACCCGTCCACCGTGGCGCGGTTCCCAAAGCATCCATCTGGCGGCGTGCCTGACAACGAATCCTCCCCCTTCGACGAAACCAAAACCACACCCAATGATAACAATACTAAAAGCAACAGCCCTCAAAGGACTTAGCTTCATACACAACCTAGCCCCATGCACCATATTCACGGGGCGCAACTTCGCGGGCAAAACCGCCCGATTCGACGCCGCCAGACTCGCCATCTGCGGTAAGCTGCCAGAACTCGGCGCACGTTCCAAGGACACGTTCGACCTTTCGAGCGGAACCAGCATGGAATGTCTGGTAGAACTCGACGATGGCAACACCATCGCCCGCTCCTACTGGCTGGAGAAAGGCACGGTGAAGTCGGACTGCAAGACGACGCTCGGCGACGACGACCTTGTGAAGCTGGCGCAGAGTCCGCTTCTCAATACGGCGGAATACTTCGCCATGACGGACAATCAGCGCATCCAGTTCGTGTTCCAGAACTGCCTGATGGAGTCCGAAGTGACACCGAACAGCATCATCGCCCGCCTCAAACGGGTGAAGCTGGATGAGACGACAGAGCAGACCGAGGACGCATTGAACGCACAGATCGAGGAAGTGCGCGGTGCGTTCAAGGGCACCGAAGTCGTGGACGGCATCACGAAGCTAGTGAACAAGGAGGACGGAGTGCTCACCACTGCCTTTACTCAATGGAATCGGCGGGCCAAGGACAGCGAGGGCACCGTCCGCATCCTCACTGAACTTAAACTGCGCGAGAACGAAGCGTCCGCCGAGACGATCCTACACATCGAGGACAAGATGAAGCACAACGCCACCGCGCTCGAATCCCTGCAACGCGAAGCTGGCGCACTGGCGCAGGCATCCGTGGCCGCGATGGAGCGTGCGGCACTGCGGGACAAGCTGAACGCCGCCATCAACCACCCTCGCCCTGCTTACGAGAAGGAGTTGGCCGAGTTGGATGTCCGCCACAAGGAACTGAGAAAGCTGGTCAGCGACGACCCGATGCCCACGGACGACCTCGCCAAGTCCTTATACAAAGTTTGCGTGGACACCCATGCTTCACTCAACACGGCCAAGAAAAAGGCGGACGAGGCGAAGTTTGAACTCGATAATCTGAAAAAGATGGAGTGCTGCCCGTTCTGTAAGAGTGTCGGCGAAGGCTGGAAAGAGACGCTGCGCTCGACCTTCGGGAAGCAATTCGATGAGAACGACGCAAAGGCCATCGAACTGACTGCCTACTACACCCTCAAGAAAAAGGAATACGAGAGCGTGAACATCGCCTATGCCGAGAAGCTGAAAGGCTGGCAGACCAGCGAGCAGGCCCGAAAGCCTCTGGTGAACATTGAGCGGGACATGGCGAACCTGACAGACGCGATCAAGCGGGACGAACGCGACAGGGACAACGCGAGGAAGCTACTCGCCGATTCGCCTGCGCTCGAAACCCCTGACAACGCCGACACCATCCGTGAGCGCGTGCAAGCCTACAAAGAGGAGGCTCAAACGCTACGCAACACGCGGGACATGGCGAAGAAACTCGCGCTCGACATCGCACGGGCCGCGCAAGCCGCGCTCGAACACAACGTCGCCGCCGCGCACGCAGCCGTCATCAAAGCGTTCGGGAAGGAACTCAAGGTCATCCAGCAGGAGATCATCAACGACGCTTTCAAGGGGATGCTCACGGTTGCCAACAAGGTAGCTGGTGACGTGCTGAAAAGTCCGCTGGCCTACCACGAAGGGGAGATTGGACGGTGGGAAGGCTCACGGTTTATCTCTCACAAGACCTTCAGCGGGACGGAACAGGCAATCTGCCATATCTCAATCGCCGCCGCGCTCTCAGCCAAGTTTCCGATGAAGATCGTGATGCTCGACGAGTTGGCGCGAGTGGACGATGCGAACACCGACAAACTTTTACACAACCTCGCCGCGTGCGTGGAGGACGGGACACTCGACCAAGTGCTCGCCATTGATCTACGCGGAACACCACGGGAAGGGTGGCAGATCGTAACGCTATGAGCGAGGAACCAGAACTGAACTTCAACGAACCGAGGGGCGATATAGTCACGGGAGTTCAGAGGGCAATCAAGAACGCCAAAAACGGCGGGGCACTAACAAGCGATCATCTATGTGTTCTGGAATTGCTCATCAGCCTTTGGGCGGAGCGCACGGCGATAAGCCAGAGGGATATAGCCAAGGCAGAACCCCGACTAGGATGCACGCGCCACGACATTGACTTTGTGGCAGACCCGAACGACAGCACGCTAAGAAAGGTGCGCCTTATCATCAGAGAGCTTCGCGTGACCCATAAGGTGCCAGTTTTATCATCCACAAAAGGCTACTTTCTACCCTCAACACTCCAAGAGGCAACGGAATATATGGACACGAAGGAGAGAGAGGCGAAGGCACGGGCCAAGTCTAGCATGGAAACATACTACTCAATGAAAACGACACTCGGAATCAGCAGTCGCTTTTTTGACTCAATCGAAGCCGACGACGAACCATGAACCCAACACCCCAACAACAAGCCGCGATAGACTGCGCTCAGAGGCAAATCTGCATCATAGCGGGGCCGGGGAGCGGCAAAACCGCCACCCTCAAGGAGCGCGTGCTTCACCGTAGCCTTCCCGCGAAGGAAGTCGTTCTGCTCACCTTCACGAACGCTGGAGCGAACGAAATGAAGCACAGGCTCGGCGACTACAAACCCCGCTTTGTCGGCACCCTGCACAAGTTCTGTTTCATGCTCATGCAGCAGTTTGGAAACCTCATTGGCTACCGCAACGGCACCATCGCCATTGTGGACGAGGAGACACGGGACGCGATGCTCGACGAGATCGTGGCCGAACTCGGCATGAAGAAACGCCTCACCAAGACTGCGCTGATGAAGCGGAGCGGGCCAGATGCCGCGTTGGTGTGGAAACAACTGCACTTCAGGCTCAAGCAGGACAATACTACCACCTACGATGGCATCCTCGACGCTGGCCTCGCACTGATTCAGACGAAGGAAGCGCAGGAAGCGTGGCGAGTGATTGACCTGTATCTTGATGAAGCGCAGGACAGCAGCGACGTGGATTGGAAGATCATCAAAGCCTTCCCCGCCATGAACCTGTTCATTATCGGAGATCCCGACCAGAGCATTTTCGCCTTTCGCGGCGGCAGGCCAGAACTGCTCACCGAGTTCTTCAACGACCCGAAAACCACTCCGATGCTGCTGGAGGACAACTTTCGCAGCGACATAGCTATCTGCTCGGTTGCGAACTGCCTTATCGGAAAAAACACGAACCGCATCCCGAAGCTACTCATACCGCTCTCGCAAGAGGAGGGAAACGTCACCGTGGACACTCACACGGACGACAACGCCGAGATCCGCTGGTTGATTTCACGACTCCAAGAGGAGCCGAACCCGAACGAAGTCGCTGTGCTCTCGCGCCTCAACAAGATCACCAACGAGGCTCGGTATGCGTGCAAGCAGGCTGGCATCCCGATCAACGAACCGCCGAAGAGAGGCAACGAACTGGAGTGGAACAAGGTGCTCGCGCTCGTCGGCCTCATGCTCGACAGAGGATCGAACCTGCTCGCAGAAAAGTTCCTGCGGTGCTCGATGCGGGCAACGGACGTGGCGCGGATGAAACTTCAAGCGATGGCGGGAGGGCGCACGCTCAACGATGTGGCCGCGATACTCCCTCACCGCGGCAACACCCCGCTCCTCGATGTGCCGCAAATCCTCGCAAAGAAAGGTGTCGGCATGGAGGAAGTGGCACTGGTGGTGTCGCGCATCGGCCTACATGAGAGCATCGCCGAACTCCTACATGACCTTTGGAACCGCGCCGAGTGGATCGAGCGCATCACAAGCGGAGTCACGTTCTCGACGATACATGGCAGTAAAGGCAGAGAGTTTGATTCCGTGTATGTGCTCGGCATGGAGGAGGGCACGCTGCCGATGCTGCGCGACAACACGCCAGTTGAGGAGGAACGTCGCCTCGCATTCGTGGCTTTCACCCGCGCCCGCCACTCGCTCTCGTTATCATGGGCGAAGAAACGGAGCCGTGAGTATGGCCCGCCTGTGTATGCGGAGCCGTCACGATTCATCAAGGAGGCACTATGAACATCCCCGCCACCCTAGAGGAAGCCATAGCGCAGATAGCGGGACTGACAAAAGAACGGAACGCGCTCTTACAGAAACATCGCCGTGTGTGCAAAGCGTGTGCGATGCTGGAGCCAGAGATCATCGCCGCGAACACGAAGCACACGCAACCGAACCTTGTTGAAATGACGAAGGCGCACATGGAAAAGACCTCTGAAGAACTATGAACACCCTCTACTTCATCTGCGGACTCTCGCTCGGCTTCTCGTTGTGCGGATGGATCGTTGCCGCCGTGATGCTCTGGAAAATCAAACACCTGCGCGACCAACTCCAGCTTGCGAACAGAATGATTGACAGGCTGGAGGGACAGATTGACGAGGATGAACCTTCAGACCTTGGCCTTAACTGATATGAGCAACGAGAACCCAAAAGAGGAACCATGCCTGTTCGACACTCAGACGGATTGGCAGGCAGAATGGAACGGTATGCCAGAGTTCGTGCAAGACGACCTGACTCCGTTCCGTGTGCTCAATCTCAGATTCCGCAACGAGAAGGACGTGCAAGAGTTCGCTCGGCTGGTAGGTCAAATCATAACACCGAAGCAAAAGGCGTTGTGGTTTCCGAAAGCAGAGCATCGCAAGGCATCGCATCTACGCTATGAATCCTAACTATCCCGTCTATATCGTCTCGAAAGGACGCTGGAAAACACGCCTGACGAGCAAGGCACTGGAACGAATTGGTGTCCCGTATCGGATCGTAGTGGAAGCGAGCGAGCGCGAGGCATACGAGCAAGCGGTAGGAAGCGATAAAGTGCTGGTGCTGCCAGAGGAATACAAACAGGGATACGATGCGTGCGATGAAGCGGGGGATGAAAAGGGGAAAGGCCCCGGCCCCGCCCGCAACTTCTGTTGGGCGCACAGCATCTATCTCGGTGCCTCAAGGCATTGGGTGATGGACGACAACATCGCTTCCTTCAACCGACTGAACAGGAATCTCATGGTCAAGGTGACGAACGGAGCCATATTCAGAGCGGCGGAGGATTTCTTTGACCGATACGAAAACATCGCACTCGCGGGCTTCAACTACGACTTCTTCGCCAAGGCAAAAGAACCACTCCCTGCCTACGTGCTGAACACAAGAATCTACTCCTGCCTACTGATAAACAACGACCTTACGTTTCGCTGGCGCGGACGCTACAACGAGGACACAGACCTTTCGCTACGAGTTCTCAAAGCGGGCTTATGCACCGTTCAGTTCAACGCATTCCTGCAAGAAAAAGCCACCACACAGACAATGGAGGGAGGCAACACAGCGGAGTTCTACGCGAAGGAAGGCACGCTGCCGAAGTCGCAAATGCTGGAGCGGCTGCACCCTGACGTGGCGGAAGTGGTGTGGAGATTCAACCGTTGGCATCATCATGTGGACTACACCCCATTCAAGCGGACGAAGCTGAAGCGAAAGGCGGGCGTGGTCATCCCCGAAGGCGTGAACAACTACGGCATGAAACTTGTGGAGAAAAACTGATATGGCATTCTACGACAAAGAACCTTCCGCCGAGTTCCGCCGACTGAACCCGCACATCTTCGGCCCGCCGCCCGCGCCAGTGGAGCAGGACGTGAACGAGACGAAGTGGGCGAAGGGCGAGGAAAAGAAACTGTCCGAACTCGTCTGCGCTGACCTCTCGCGGCGTGGCATCCCCTACATCAAGGCCCGAACCGACAAGGCGAGCACCATCCGAAAAGGCTGGCCCGACATAACGGCCATGCACAGCGGGAAGGTGTGCTGCGTGGAACTGAAGGCGAAGGGTGGGACACTCAGTAAAGATCAGCGTGAGTGCATTTCGGACTTGGAATCTGCGGGCATACCCGTCACCGTCGCGTTCAACTTCGACACCACCCTGTCCTTTATCCTTAAGCATCTGAACCCATGAGCGACGAACTATTCACCATTCCTCCCTCGCAACCTACACCCCTGCAATCCGCTCGCCGCGCATTGGCTGATGCGGAAAATGAACTTGCCGCCGCAATCGAAAGAGACTTGCCCGAAGGTGATGACGGCAAGAGCGAGATTGACGATTACGGCCGCGCCGTGAACCGATTCACGGAACTCGTTAAAGCCGAAGAACTGAAAGAACTTAATAACCGCGCTGTGCATACGCACCCGCCCGCGACTCCTACTTTAACTGGTGGGTAAAGCCGTCACGGGCGGCAGTTGCACCGAAAGGTGGCTGGCGCGACCTATTTACACATGAAAAAGAACCCAACCAACCACCACCAAGGCAGGCTTTACCGCTGTGCCTGCTGCCTCAAAACCGCCACCGCAACTGGCATGGTGTGGGTGGACAACGGCACCGAAAACGTGCTCGTCATCCGCTCCCACAAAGACGCATACCTCGACCTGATTCGCCGCAAGGATGAACTGCGCGAGTTCCTGCATAATCATGGCAGAAGGAACTGGCTACATCGTCTCTGGTGGGCGCGTTCGATGTATCGCCTTTCCCTTTACGCGCATGGAGATCCGAAAGGTGCGCGGTGGGCTGCGCTCATGTTCGCAAGTCCGCGCAAACTCGCAAACTTCATCGCCTCCAAGATATGACACGCGAAAACCTACCCACACGCATCCAAGGCTCGGCCACCACCGCGAGGAAGTGCGGAATCTCGGCCAAGGAAGCTGCGCGTATCTCCTACGAGCAACTGTTCGGCCCCCGCGCAAAACCCAACAAGGGCAAGCACGGCAAGGCAGGCTTCGTAACCAGACTAAAGAAATGAGAAAACTGATCTCCGTCCCTATCGCCATGTGTCCAGACCTTGCGGATTGGCTCACGAAGCAGGCCAAGCTCGCGGGCGATAACCGTTCCTCGTTCGTCCGCCGCCTCATCGAGCGGGAGAAGGACAGCGGGATATGTGAGCGGGTGCAACGTCTTGAGGAACAGGTGAAGGAACTGAGGAGGAAGCCATGAGGAAGGACGAACTGTTCGTGAAACTTGAGAAAGACATTCTGGCTGCGGTTGATAAATACCTATTCATAGAGGGGGCGGCGGATGTGGTGCCGATGGTGCTTGCTACTGCGCTTGTCGGCATCTTACAGGGATTACATAAGGGAAGCGACGAAAAGGCTCTCCAACAAGCCTCGGAACTCATCAACCAAGTCGTGAGACTATCCAAGAAATGATACTCCGTCCAGAACAGGCTCAAGCCGTCGCGTGGATTTCCCGAAAGCGGCGGGCGTGCATCGTGGCACCTGCGGGATCGGGCAAGACCGTCATCGCTGCGGGCGCACTCGACGCTGTGATCTCGGCCAAGGTGCGCGAGCGACCCGTGCGCGTGGGGTGGATGGCAAACACCATCGAGCAATGCGAGCAGGCCCGCCGCGCACTCGACGGGTTTCCCGCTACGGCAAACCTCGACGTGAAGATCCGCTGTGCGGCTGCGAATACCGATTGGAGCGACAGAGACGTGCTGGTTGTGGATGAATGCTTTCCCGCTGGAACGCTTGTGAGCGGGGCGAAAATTGAGGACATACAAGTTGGCGACTACGTTGAGACGTTCTGCCATGACACCGACTCGATCCAACTCAGGAAGGTGACAAGAACATCCAAACGGGTGACGCAAAGATTGGTGCGCGTAACATTCAGTGGAGGCGTGATATATTGCACGCCAGAACATCCTTTCTGGACGGGTGAAAAATACGAGAAGGCAAAAGACTTGCAAAGCGGCTCAATGGTGCTAAGACTCACCACGTGTGAACACTCAAAACTGCAAATGGTGCCACAAGGAAGTAACGCTCTTTTCCAAGTATCAACGGGACAGGGTAGTGAAGGGAATCGGGGTTTATTGTTCGACCCGATGTTCAAAGGAGTATCGCAGAAAGGTTTCGTCAGAAACAATGGCGCGAACAAATCTGAAGTATGCCTCGGAGCGAATGAAGAGGAACAACCCAATGCGGAAGAAAGAGGCGCGGGAGAAAATGTCTATGACGCTGCGGGCTATGGGGCATCGCCCTTTCGTGAGGGGAGGGAACGGACGGCCACCAACTGCGCCAGAAATGCGACTAGCGAACGCTTTGGGGTGGGCGATCTCGTATGCCGTCCCAACGGGAATCAAAAGGGGCAACGGATACCCAACCTGCTACAAGATAGACGTTGCTCACCCTCTTCTGAAAATAGGGATCGAAGTGGACGGCCTGAGTCACGGACTACTTTCACGGCAAGCCCAAGATACGAAGAAGGAGGAGCTTTTGCGTGGGCTAGGGTGGACGATGTTGCGGTTCAAGAACAAACAAGTGATGGAACATTTGGAGGAGTGTGTTCAGGCGGTGTTGTCTATAATCTCGAAGTTGAGTGTGAGCACAACTATTTCGCAAACGGTATCCTAGTTCATAACTGTCATCATTCCACCGCGCCTCAATGGGGCGAGTCCATCGCTACGTGCCTCGGTGCTGTGTGGGGATTCACCGCGACACCTGAGACAGGGAACGACGAACGCGACACGATGTTTCAAGACTTCTGGCGAGACATCCACACGATCTCCAGAGCATCCGTCATCCACACTCTTTCAAGTGCCTCGGTGGTGTGGCTCGACGCCTCGGACATCATGGCAGGGCAGATCGTGGAGGCAGAGACGGACAAGATGGTGCGTTGGCGTGGTAAGTTTTTCAAGGGCGACGAGGGGCAGTTATGGGGGCAATGCGCGTGGCTGTGTGCTGTGGAGCATGGCATCGTGAAGAATCAGGAGCGCAACAAGGCCGCGATCAAGGCTGCGCTCTCGCACTCGGAACCTACCCTTGTGCTCGTCAATCAGGTGGAGCACGCGCAATGGATGGCGGATCAGTTGCTGGGGGCGGTGGCCTGCTATGCGGCTATGGGTAAAAAGAAACGGAAGCAGACGATGGACGACTTTCGGAGCGGGAAGCTGAACCGTGTCGTCTCGACCTCGCTTTTTGATGAGGGTGCCGATGTGCCGCGCATCGAAGTGCTAATCATGGTATCGGGCGGGAGGAGCGAAGTGAAAACCATCCAAAGGACAGGCCGCGCCTTGCGTATCTGCGAGGGTAAAAAGGGTGCGATCATCTACGACTTCAAGGACACGTTTCACGGGCTGATGCGGAAGCACGCGCAAAAGAGGCGGGACATTTACGCGGAACTCGGCTACAAACAGGCATGAAACGCTCCCCTTTACGCCGAATCTCGAAAAAGCGGGCGAAGCAATCCGCTGAGTATCTACGGATGCGGGCTGCGTTTCTCGCCATTCATGCGTTCTGCGAGGCGTGGTGCCAGTTCAGAACTCGAAAGGCGCGACACATTCACCACATGGCAGGCCGAGAAGGTCGTCTGCTGTGCGCCTCCGAACACTGGCTCCCTGTGTGCGCCGAGTGCCATGACAAGATTCACAAAACGCACGTTGCCGAGGCTTATGAAAAAGGGTTCCTCTACGAAGCGAAAAGGTGATTCTACTGGGAATGCCGATTTTACTGGCCCAGTAAAAAGGCCGATTCCAGTAAAACGTCCCATCCGTCCCTTTGGCGTTGGTGTGTATTGGGTGCCCTCCAATACCACTTCGGAGGAATACCTTGTGGATATGTCCGATCCAGACTTCCCCTCTGGTCGGTGCAACTGCAAACACTTCGAGTGTCGGATCGAGCCGTCTATTTCGAGGGGGTTGCCTGTGTTGGATACGACTTGTCCGCACATCCGCCGCGTTTCGACGGAACTTTCCTTACGTATCCCTGCGAGCGTGCCGAAAGTTTCCGCATCCGTAGCTCGTTCACGGTCTTACATTGCGGACAATTCCATTTAACCAACTTGCCTTTGTCCACCTGTGCCAGCATTTCGCTGGAGGCGATGAAATCGAATCCGCAAGACTTGGAGCATGAGATTCGCGGGTTGCGTTTCTGAATGTCCGCCGCCGTCATCAGGCCAGCCTTTTCGAGCGCGGCCATCTTCTCGCGTGCTGCGCGTCGGCCCCACTCGCCGCGTGGAAGGCTCCCCGGCTTCGGTGGAAGGTGCGCGTTTCTCCGCACGGCATCGGTTTTCTTCAAGGAGCGGACAAGGCCACCCTTGCGCCCGATCTCGCGCATGGCGTCTCGGAAGGCTTGGCTGACGATGCGTTTGGGCTTCGGTGCGGGTGTCGGATCGGGTGCGTTCATGGTGTGCGAGCAAAGCGTCTTGAGGATTCCATGTCAATGCAGTTCCAAACCCATGCGCTTCGCCGCTCGGTTCAATTCCGCCACTGGCAACTCAGGCCAGATCACCCCCATGTAAAGTTGCCTGCGTTTCTCCACGTATTCATCCCACTCGGCGCGGCGTATCTCAGACGAAACCTGCGCCATGCGTGCGCGTTCGTTCAAATACCACCGCTCCCGCTCCTCTGCCTCGCGTTCAAGCGCACGCTCTCGTAGTGCGTGACTGAACGATTGCTCCTGTAAATGCCTGTCGAAAGTCCTCTCCTCCTCTTTGTCCTTCTCCATTTCCCGCTTCGCCCGCTTCAACCACTCCCGTTTCTGCCGCGCCTTTTCGTTGTTCGCGTCCCGCTGCGCCTGCCTGCCGTTCTCTCGGACACGCTCGATGTCAGCCAAAGTCGGCGGCGGGTCGGCCCGAAAGAAACGGGCAGCAGGAGGCAAACCTTCCTCCTGCTGCATCGCGTCCCAATCCTTCGCCCAACCTATGCGCGGTGTTTTCATCGTGAGCGGAGAGCGGCAAGGACTATCAGGGCGATGATGGACATGGTGATGATCTCGCTCATGGTTGCACCCCCAAAGCTGCGCGGGCAATGTCAGTGATTGCGTAGAGTCGCTGCTGCATCCATTCGGGGTGTCTGTCCATCTGCCCAAAGCAGGCCGCGCCCTCGCTCGTCATGCAATCTTCCAGCGCATCCCGCAACGCCTTGATCTCTGCGGCGGGATCGGCCATCCCCTCGCACGCATTGACGCACGCAACGATTCGGGCGGCGTTGTTATTTCCTCTCTGGATCGTGTTGGCGTTGGCCCGCCCCCCACCGTCTCTCATGGTAATTTCGCAAACGCTGACACCGCCAGATTTCGCGCCGATGCTCACGTTGTCGTCCGCATTCTCAAAACGCCAGACTTCCCAAGGTTCAGGCGTGTGAACGGGCGCGTCCTCCTGCACGATCTCGTAATCGGCCCATCCGTGCTGTGCTCGGCCCGATGTTTCGAGCGTAGAGATAAAGGCGATGAAAGCGGGGCGCGTGTTGTCGATCACGTAGCCTCCGAGTCTCGCCTGAGACTTCAGCGCGGTTATGGCTTCGTGAACTGTTGCGCCTTTTGCTGTGGCGGTTTCGAGTGTTTCGCCGTGTCTAACGGTCATTTTTATGGTTTTCATGTGGTGTGTGTGGTGTTGGTTTATTTGCTGTGACGTTCTCCGCGCATGAACTGCACGAAACGGATCGCGGCTTTCTCGTTTTTGAAGTTGGCCTCCGCGCCCGCCTTCCCCTCGGTCTTGCGGTCTGTTCTGTCCACTGCCCATTCGTAGCCGATGCTGGCGAGCGTTTTCCCGTCGTGGGTTTTGTCTTTGTCGGTGTTCCTGCGGATCGTGAAGCTCGGCACCGTGTAACGCGGGTGCCTGTATATCTCCCGCGCTCCAGACATGATGCGAACGATGCAATCCGCGAGGATCGCGCCCCCGCCCATGCTGCGGCTTGTGCGGATCAATAGTGCCGTCTTTTTCCATCCCGTAGAGCGTCCAACGGTGCCTATGGTGTCGTATTCCTCGCACCAATCCGTCCCCGTCTCGGTGTCTCCTAGAAAGATACGGATGCGCTCGCCCGTCCTCATGCAACGATCAAGGATCGTGACGACTGCGGGCGGGGTTGTGTCGTGGTAGTAGTTCCCATCTGCGCTGCGAACGTCGCGGAAAAGAACACCTGTCGGGCCTGTCCATTCGTGGACGGCTGGCGGGTTGCTTGGGTCAATCGTGGTTTGTGTTTTCATGGTTTTTAGCGTGTGGAGGTTGTTTTGCGGGTAACTTTGCGGGCGATGTGGAGGGCGAGTCGTTGCGCGGCTGGATCGCCGCTCTGCATTAGCTGCTTCAACGTCGCCGTGTCGCTGATGTTGTGAACGTCTTGGAAGTGCTGGATGCCAGAAGGACAATAGCCAAGAGCGCGAGCGTCCGCTACGGTTGCGGTCACTGTCTGACAGAGGCGAGCGATCAAGCGTGCTCGTCGGTCGGACTTCTTCGCTCTCGCCTGCTGTTCGGGCGTGGGGTGGGAGTCCTGCCAAGTCGAGGCCTCGGCCCGTAGCTGGCGGGCAAGCCCGCGCTCGGCATCCTCTTGGCTTTTGATGCTGTGATAGATCGCCTGCCCAAACATGGCGATCCAGCCGACGACAACGCGGATTTGTGCGCCCGCTTTCAGTTGCGCCCATGCAACGCGCCCGTCTGGATGGATGCCGATCAAGTGCAGGCCCGTGAAAGCGGAGATCAAAACGTGATCTTGTCTCTCGGCCAAGAGCGGGCACCACTCTGGCGCGAGTTCAATGATGTGTTCCGCGTTCGTCTTGCGAAATCGGGTCTTGTCCCCTCCGTAGTGCTCACCCTTCGTCGTCTCGGTGCGTCCTGCTGGTGTAGAGAGCACGGGGTTGATCCTGATCCTGTAATACGTGGTGCCGCTGTAAGAGTGCCCCACCCTTCGCGCTGCGGTGCTGCCGAACGATTGGCAGATCGTGCGGGTTGTCTCTGCCAGTTCGCGCCGTGCGACTGGAAGCGCAAGCCACTGGGATCGGGCGAGGCCTGCGGCGGTTTTGGCGATGCGGTAAG